TGTTAAATACTTCTAGGACTTCGGTATATGCTCCGTCCTGACCTAATACCAAGTCACCGGGTCGGATTCCCGAAACTGGTTTCATACCAGAAGGCGTATCAATCGGGAAATCTTTAGACAGGCATCGGGCCAACGAAAACTCCATGATCGGCATGGTCATGTACGAAAGGGCGCAGTTGACCATCCCGGAACCGAAGCTAATGCCGATTCCGCTAAAATTGTCGCTAGCGCATTCCGAATAAATGATCGCCATCGCCTCGTTGCCCGAAATAGGGTCGTATCCTAGCTCGTCGAGGATCTTTGCGAACACAGCCTCGTGGTACACGACGTCTTGACCCGGCATATCCAGAGGGGCTGCAGGGATCGAATAGTAGCAAACTTCACCCTCCTCTTGGGGCTTGCCTACCACCTGTTCGATCAAAATCGACAGGACTTCGAGCGCATCAATTTCCGAAGAGGAAATCAGACCCTGTGACAAGGGACGCCGAGCTTCCCGCTTAAACAGGTTGGCTGTTTCGATTGCGGGGTCGCCCAAAATCAGAATGCGATCATCATATTCGATGAAACTAACACCCGACAGCTTGAGCATCTTCTTGGCGTCGATATCGAGGTCAAGGAAAGCATCACGCACACGTTTCGTCTCAACCGACGTACCGATCTTACGAGCGGACACAAGGTTCATCGTACCAATGTCCAACCCGATACCCATCTCTGGCTTTTTATCTTCACTCATATCGTCACTCCGATTTTCACTTGACTCCAAAGGTTTATCCAAACCGTACTCCTTTACCCGTTTACTAATCGTGGATGCGCTGCACCCATACTTGTCGGCAATATCAGCATACGACAAACCGGCTTCGAGGTGATATCGAAGGTCGTCACGTGGTATGTCTATGCGCTTTGCCATGATTGGTTAAAAGTTGACCGGGGTCTTGATACCTAGAAGGTCCGCAATCTTAGCTACCTGATTGCGCAACATGTTCGCATCGCTAGGCGGGCGTCCCAGCATATTGTTGAGCCTGTTGAACGCTTTCTCTTCGCCACCGTCCAACTGAAGCCGATCGGAAAAATGCTTAAAAATGTCTTTGAGCATATCCGCCGTCTGTTCATCCCCACCCTTACGAGCCTGTGATCTGAGCTTCCCAAAAGCCCGGAGATCCACGATATCCCGCATCAGATTGAGTTTGGATGTTCGCTGTAGTTCGGCCAAAACCGGACGGATATGTGGGCGAAGTTCCGGGTTGGTGGACCCGAGGCGAATGAGTTGATCTTTAAGGTCTGCCATCGGCGCAGCTCCGTATATGATTTAGGTACAGATAGGCGTCACAGTAAACGGAGCATATAAGTAGATTCTCACCGCTTGCGATACAGAACCTTGACTGCTTCGGTAAGGTTCCGAGGGCTTTTCCGCAGGCCCGGCTGCCGAAGCAAAACGTCGCGAGCCACTTCCATGAGGTTGCGGATTTCCCGGCCTTGGAGGTCAAATTCACCAATCAACGCTTGGGTATCCATCTGGCGGCCCGGCTGTTTCAGGAGGTCAACGAACTTGTCCGCCTCCCGTGCTTCCATCTCTAGGGCAACCGTGCGCAACCGGGCCATCTGAGCGTCGTCTAGGAAACGAAGCCGTGTGTTCAACGGGAGGCCGATATCCATCATGTCGAAAAGGAACAGGACCTTCGCATCCCGACCCGCCCAATTCACAAGGGTTTTACGGAAAGGCTTATTGCTTTCGAGCATCTCTTTGACCACATCGAGCAGGCCCAGATTCTTGAGCACTTTCAGGGTGGTCTTCGACTGGCTCATCTGTAAAATGTCATTGACGAGGATCTCGCTAATGGCATTTTGCGGGGCCTTCTTGAGCTTATCAGCGTTTCGACGAATAGCCTTGGCGACAGGTGGATCAATCTTGAAGCCGTACTTGACCAAGAACTTCACCGCCCGCAACATCCGGGTGGGGTCATCCGAAAATGTCTTGTCCGGGTCGCTAGGACACTTCATAACGCCTTCTTGAAGGTCATCCACGCCACAACCCGTGAGGTCAATAATCTCTGCCTTATCCGGCCCGTGAGCAAGCTCTGAGAGCTGCCACAGCAACGTATTGAACGTGAACTCACGCCGTTTGATATCCTCTTCGATAGTCGAAGGCTCTACCATGTGTGGCTTGTATCCTTTCCCCTCGTCACCGCCGTAGGACTCTTTGCGGGCATTGGCGATTTCGATAACTTCGCCTTGGAGGTCCGCGCCGTCCACTACCCACGATTCATTGACGGACAGGATAGCTACGCCGTACTGATTCGTCTGGAGGCTGGTCTTAGCCGGAATCGCCCCCTGTAACTTCTTGGCGAACCATGCCGAGTCCTTTCCCCCAAGCGCTACCGAATCTATCACGACGTCGATATCTTTGATGGGCCGGTCGATGATGAAATTGCGCACAGCACCGCCTACTACATATACGTGTTCCCCAACCCCTAGCCGCTTGGCGACTTTGGATAGAAACCGCATCAGGGCGATCGACTGTTCATGTGCTTGTTCGGAAATCACGGTACGTCTCGAAGCTAAACGGGTCTGTTCCCGGTAAAAGAACGACCCATCACGGAACGTTAAATCACCCATGTTAACGAGGGATTCGATAATATCCCCCATCAGGTCAGGTGCATCGGTCATAGCTTCTACCAAATCATCATATTGGTTGAAAGCCTGTTCCATAACATTCGATGCGGTACGATTACGTCCCGAGGCTAGAGATAGGAGGTAGCGTCGTGCGACCTTTTTAGATAGATCAATCATCGCTATCCTCCTGTTTCTTCTTACCTTTCTTAGACCCCCGGAGCGCTTTGAGTGCTTCGGCGGCTTTAGTTAATTGGTCACTACCCTCTTTGGCTTCGGACTGAATTTCGACCGCCGAAGAGGTTTTGGCTTTTCCCGACCGAATTTTCGACGGGATGAACGTAGGAGTGTCATCCACAACACCACTATCCGAAGTCGGTACGGGCGCTGTGCCTGTGGAGGGTACACCTTCGATCTTGATGGGGCGTTCCATGTACTCGGAAAACTTTTCCATCATAAGCTGTTGCTGTTGCATGAGCTTTTCAAGATTGCCCCGCAGCTTTGCGTTCTCTTCGAGGGTTTGCTCAAGCATCTTTTCCGACTTGGAGTCGGACTTTTTATCGTCAGTGGCGGAAACCTTCTTGGTAGTAGTGGAAGGCGGAGGTGCAGGTGCGGGTGTCGTGTGTTTTTGGACGGGCTTCGACCGAGGTTTAGACTTTTTAGGTACAGGCGAAGCCGTATTAAGGTCATGCCCGCTGATTACCTTCTTCTTGACTACCAAACCCTGTTGGAGGGCATGGTTAAGATCACGGCTCCAGTTGGCACGCTCGTAGTTGAGGACCTCTTCCTTCTGGTACGCCACATCCAACCCCAAATCTTGGATTGTATGTCCCCCGAGGACGCGCCCTTCTATGACGAGAAACTTTTCCACTCAACACCTCTGTTACTTGCCTTGCAACCGGCTCTTGATGCGATCTTTAATGCTCTGGGCAATACGTTCCTTGACCTTTTCACGGGCCTTTTCTACGCCCCGCTCAATGAAATTCTTTCCCTTGATTCCGGGGTGCTGCCATTTGCCCTCTTGCATGGATTTCGGTGTGGCACTACGGAAAATCACGTCGCCCTCATCCGTGAGGATAGGGATCGGCTTATCCGATTTCGACAAATAAGTCATCTGGTGCGCTTTGACCCCTTTGTCGAGATACTTTGCAGCCGGGTGGTCGGACTCCAGTACCAAGGTACTTTTGCCTTCGACCCGATAACTGAACGAATCCAGAAGATCCTTGGGCTGCCCTTTGAAAGACGTGCGCCGGATCTCTTTCTGGACCGCTTTGATCGCCTCCTTGCCCGTCTCTTCAAGCAAATCGGAACGGTCCTCATCGTCTTTGAGGGGTGTCCCTTTGACGAGGGGTTTACCGTATACGCCTCTGAGTCTGTATTTACCGGCCATAGGTCTTTAAGATGGCTTTAGACGCCCAACGGTTACGGGCAGCGGTACGCTCCCGAACCGTGCCCACACATTTCGCATGGGCCTCCTGCTGGTTGATGAAAATGCGATACAATGGTCCCTTAACTTTGGAACTCACCCGAACCTTTAGCCGCACACCGTCTTCGGCAGCAACACGTTCGAGCCGTTCACTGCCCAGAAGTTTTGAGTTGTGATCTCGCAATGTCATAGTCCACGCATTTGAGTGACGACAGTAGTTCAGCGTTCGCTTCGATCTCTATATCAACGGGATGTACCCATTTTTCGGTATCCAACCCGTCGCTCATAACCGAAATGATCTTAGTGCCATGTGCGGTATAAGGTGAAATCGTCTGTAACAGTTGGCCCATGCTATCCGCAAATTGACGGAAACCTAGATCTAAAAAAATCACATCCGGTGCTAGCCGCCCACGTAAAAAACCAAGTGACGACACAGTGAGATAAGTCCCACCACCGTTAGGGTAATTGCGCTGAAACTCATCCAACATACTACGGTTTCCCGCAATTACGGCATGGTCCAAATCAGGTCGTATGTCCCGAAGGAACCTGACGATTGAAGTGGTGTGCCCGCGCTGTCTTCCAAACGAAACATGGAGTACATTTTCGTATTCGTAAATGACTCGTTGATCCGTATGGATATTGCTACCCTGTAAATATGCCGAATACGCGGCAATCATTATGTCGGTGGCGTAAGTGCCCGGAATCCAAGAGGCACGGCCCACCAATCCTCGTTGGATGATCACTTTATCATATCCATATCATCGGCTGTTTCCAGAACATTCCTACGGAGGTAAGGATACACGTCCGTATCATCCATGTCGAGATCAAGGCCCGCTTCGTCAAGGGCCTTTTTGAGATTCTCTTTGGCTTTCGTGAAAAACTCTTTAGGGGCATCGTCAATGCCGAGTTCTTCGCCAAGGATTTCACCCATCATCTTTTCAACGTCACCGGACGCCTTGTAAGACAAGCGGCGGCCAAAGGCACGAAACGCTACGAGTTTTGCTAGCTTCAAATTTGTCATCTGTTACTCCGTTGCAGCATAAAGCTACGATCAATAGTTGATGTTTTCCCATACCGGGGTACGACCACGTTCTTCAATCCCGTCCGGGGCACCCTCTTTATCTGTGATCTGAGGGTAGCGTAATTCATCGGGATCATCATCCCAATCCGCAGTACGGGTTTCCGGGAAAGCCAATGAATCAGTTCCTAGAATGGGCACCTTACTTCGGATATCCTGACTGTCGAAAAGCGCCACATTGAAATGCTGCTGTAAAATGTTCCCACGGTTGTTCGGCATACGAACCGGACCCAGAGAATACCGATCGCCGTTCAGCTTGACGATAAAATCACGTTGCGAAAGCAACGGGTGAGGTCCCGTCCAAGCATCGTAGACCATCTCGTAGGCGCGACCTTTATCGCTCTGGCGAATCGTCCGTTCGGCGTCCGCAGGTGCAAGCAAGATATCATAAGGGCCTTCGTAACCGCCCTTGATTCCCGTGCCGAAACATGTCGTACACTGGTTGTACGGCTGAGGATCATCAAACTGCCTGAAACACGTACACTGGACGCCCCGGTACTTGTGGATAAAGGCTTTGACCCGTTCACCACCTTGGTCAAGGATCCAGCGGTTACGTCTGATCGCTTCCCGCCAGATGTAATCAAGGTTTTCCATCTGGTGGATATGCTTGGCTTCGGCCCAATCCAATGGGGTCTCTTTAAGCTCCCCATCCCACTGGTCGTAACCAACAGTCGTGATCCGGTAAAAGGTGCGCTTGTATAGATCGGACTCAAGCAAATTCGTGTTATACTCGTAGGAACACAACACCACAGAATCCGCGTGTGGTAAGATGGGGTCCATCTGTTCATTGGTTGCAGGGTCATACCGGTAAGACGTCTGCAACACGACTTCGCCGGTCTCACCGTACACACGGGCGGCCTTTACCTCTTGCCCGTCGATGAAAATGGTCACATCTTCCAGACTGTTGGCAATCGTTTTCGGGTCGTTGATCTTGACGATCGGGTAGTTCTGGACCTTGAAAATCCATTGCCCGGCTTCATCATTGCGAGACACGAAACGGCTGGACACATCTTCAAGGTTAACCGAAGCCGTCGAAGTGATATCTTGGTAATACGTCGCACCGATCGGGTTCGTGTTCAGGCGATGATAAGGACCAAACTCCGAATCGAACGAGCGATACACGTTCACACCGAGGATATCGAAACTACTATTATTCGGCACTAGGGCCGGGTCGTCCCAATACAAATCCACCGCATTGCGCGTCGTGGCAAACGACCACTGCGCATTTGCGTTCAGAGGCGGCAAGGGGTGCGTCGGGTTTTGCCGCTCTTTGGTTGTGGTTTTGCGGTCGCGAGCCATAAAGATCACATGAAACGGTTCACTTGTTCGAGCAAATCAAGCACCCTTCCCAGATCATTGGCGTTGCCCCAATCGGGGTCACGGCCATTTTTCTGGTCGTAGCGGTGTAGGCTTTTTTCCAGTCCGCAGGCAACCGGCCTCGCCAAAAACGTTCTTTTTTGGCATGTACATTGTCAGAAGCACCGATTATCCCACCACCCACTTTTTGATCAACAACCGCATAAAGGGTAGAGCTTGCCAATCTAATTAGAGCAAGGATAGGACGGATATGTGGACGGAGGTCTTTCCGGGAGGCCCCCAATTTTATCAAGCGACTTTCGAGATCCATCGGGAACTCCAAGAAATAAAACGAGGTACGGCATTGTGTCTACCGTACCTCGTATATAAGCGAATAACCGATGGAACTTAGAGGAGGGCCTCCTTCAAGTCGCCCACGACACGCTCCATAAAGACATTGGCTTCTTCATTATCCGCACGCATCCAACCGAGGATAACAGCACCTAGCTCGATCACAAGACCTTTCGGCAACCGGCCAATAAGGTGATCTTGCATATCCTCCTCATCGGGCCATTCATATCGAAAGACCCGGTGGTCGGATTTCTCTTCCATGAGAATCAGGCGGCTTCGAACGAGATCATCCATGAACTCGAAGGTGTTCATAAACTGATTGTACCGCTGACGAAACCTCTTCTGTTCATATTTGGGAAGCGGCAGGTAAAAGAAAGCAAACTCTGGATAGGAGGGTGAACGATACTGATACAACGCATTAGTCTTGGCCCACATAAGCCCCTCTCGGCGAAGTGTTGGAAATGAAACACTCAACTCCACCAAACACAGAACATAAGTGGATTTTCAATGGAAAGTCGGACCGCGTGTCAAGCACCACTCTGGTAAAAGTGGAAATAGACGGGCAACTCTTTAAGCCCTGCCTTTTCAGCGGCAACGACGCGGTGGTTTCCCTCCCCGATCTTAGCCTTGCCGTCCTTACCCACAATCACCTGAATGGCCGTGTTGAAGCCTTCGCTCTGGATGGAATCAACAAGCTCATCAACCACGGGGCGTTTGTACTCACGGTACTTTAGGAGTTCCCGAATAGGGATAGTGCCGTGGGCGTACATGCTGTTTGACTTACCCCCGGCCCGGAACGTTATTTTGTCCGGGTCGTAAAGTTTCTGTCCGTCCTCAGACCACCGATCAAGGACGTCCTTAATCGACATGCCCCTCTTGAAATCGTAATACGTCTTTTTGCGTTCTGGAGGCCATGAAGCCGCCATATAGAGGCGGGCCACCCGTCGAGCTAGTTTTGAATTATGCGACATCAGGGTCTCCTTACTTGTACTGAACGACCGAACCTTCCGGCACCTTTTCTGGGGTCCGAAGTAACATCTTCACCCCTTTGAATATGTGCAGGACTTTGGGCCTGACAAGGCGTACATCGGATTTCCAGATTACCTCTTCCGGGTATCCGATATCAGGCACATCCGGGGTTTGAAACACGATTGCAACCTTGTCCCCACCTTTGAGGTGCGTGACCTGTACGCCGGAGCTATAGTGACCCCACACGGTAGATACCGCCTGTACGCCCGCAAGTCCAAACTTTTTGTACGGAGGATCAGCCAAGAGCTTACCCGAATCAAGTATCTCTTGCGCCCGGTCTGCATAGGTGAAATGCACGAACTCATCGTCCCGTACATTCATCCGGTAAATGGGGCCACCGTAAAAGGATTCTTCGCCGGTGTCCTTTAACTTTTCCGCCAAGAAAACCCGTGCGACGTGGTTGGCAATTCGTTCTGACATTAGAGGCCCATGAATTTGCGGGGAGTCATAACGCCTTTACCCGTAACAGGGCCGAAGCTGGAGCGTACACCAAGTCCGTAACGACTCTGACGCAAACCACGCATGATTTTCACCGTGCGGCTCTTGTTTTCCATCATCTTATCGAAACGGCCTTCGGCGTTTTGCTTGATAGACTCGTATTTAGAAGACTTCTCGATGGACAAGGAAATGCCGCCGATACTGTAATCGAATTCGTCGGCGATCCAGTTGAGGGCTAGAGCGATGCAAGCATGAACAGTCGCACCGGTCATAACCCACGGGATCCAATCACGTTTAGTGTTGACCAACTGAGTCAAGTCCCGGAAATGTGTTTCGGGAGGCGAAGCGTTGATCGCGAACATGGCCTGTTCCATGTATTCGATCAATTCGTTGTCTTCCCAAATATAAGCGAAGACCCTGTTGTATTCGTTGACCGTACCCGAGGAAGTGGGCGGCCTGAAATGATAATGCTTATCGGGATTATTATCCCGGAGCAAAGTACGCAACCGTCTAATCAGGTCCGCCTGTACGGGCGTCCATAGCTGGGCTTGGATTTTGGACTCCTGTACGACCTCGAACTCTTGCATCACCGTGTACTGTGGTGAGGTGGTCGTCTCTTGTAGGGTCCAGCGGATCCTGTAAAGACCGTAGGCGGCATTCTCTGGGATCTGGAAGTGGGCGTAATAATGGCCCAACTCGATACGCACAGGGAGGCGATCAGACGGCCCTATAAGGACTTCGACGCCTGTCGTCACATCGTAAAGGGCGTAACTGATTGTATGAGGGTCGATCGGGGAGTTGCCGGAATCAACTACCTGAATATCAAGATCATCGGGTTCCGTAATCGAACCGCGTGTCAATTCCAAGGGCATAACTTGTATCTCCGATCAAGGCATGTGGCATAATCGCTTGAGGTTGCGGATCTCATTGGCATGTCGAAGGGCGGACACTTGTGCCGTTCCCGCAAAATACCCGTCACGCATCCCCCGCATCTCATCGTCATTTTCAAAAATGAAATAGGTCTTGCGACCCACTTTCGATGAACCCGTGAACACGATGCCCGCCGCCTTTAGGAAAGCGGCGAAATACAGATCGCATGTTCGAAAATCCTTTTTAACACTCATATAACTTCATCAACTTAGGGTTCCGATTAGCCCCCCAAGTCACTAACGTGTCGCTTGAGGTTTCGGATGTGATCTTTAAGCTCGTCTTTCAGACGCCGGGCGTTTTGGAGGTCGCCTTCGGTGTTAATCTCACCGACCACGCCTCTGATTTCAGCATCCACGTCCTGAAGGGTCTTGATCAACTTCTTGACCCGGCCCGGAGTTACCGCTTCCCTATCCAATTCAGCTAGGATAGGACGGAGGTGGGGACGTGATTCTTCACGGTACACGTTCAATCCAATAAGTGCGTCTTTTAGATCAGACATGAATTAGACCCCGTAATTGTTTTTCAGGTACCGCAAAGACTCTTTGGTATCCTTCAGGACCAGTTCCAACTGATCACGGAGGGTTTCCGCTGCTAAGTCTTTGCTGGGTCCGTCGTCCTCACGGATAAGCCCCTGAACAGCATCATCAAACGTACCGTCCAGTTCCTGTGATGCCCGATCCATCTTGGATAGGAGGCGATCCATTTTACGGGAAATGGCTGCTTCCTTTTGAAGCTGTGCCAAGACCGGTCGGATATGATCCCGAAGGTCCGGGCGGTCCGTCCCTAGTTTGATTAAGTCATCCCGAAAGGAATTCTTATCGCTCATGGTATCGTCCTCAGATTCAGCACCCCGAGGGAGTGCCGGGCAGTAAGAAGGTTGATCTTCCACTGGCCCGTGACACTCCCCATAATCGGAACGAGTCCGCAAGGGTTGGGTTGGATCGTAATTACGCATAGACTACACCCATCTTACAGGGTGAAAAGTGCGTCACCTGCATCGGTGAATACTTTGATCCATCCCTTGTCGACGAGGCCCTTCAGGACACCACCGTCGAAAGACAGAAGGAAATGTCCCGTCTCTACGAACGAATAAGACAACAGATCCTGTACATCCTGCTGCTCATCAGCCGTAAGACCTTCAGTAGTTACAGTGTCGATGTTGGCCAACGAAATGTCACCCGCATCAACCGTACCTGCGATCACTGCAGCCGCATCTTCGGTAACCCCAAGGCTATCAAGCAATGCGTCCAGTGCCTCTACGTCCACGGGATGAATGTAACGCTCCTGTCCGGGAGGGTTAATTGTGTGCTCACGAAGGCTCTGCTTCTTGTCCAGATCCTGCAAGAGGACCTTATCGAAGGGCGTACCCACTACGCTAATTCTTGCCATGTCAATTCTCCTGTGCAATGTTGGGGTCGAAATAACCCATGCGTTCTAGCCGTGCCAACTCCTCAAAAACCTTGCTCGCCAGATTGAACACTACTCCAACCTGCGCAAAGAACTCGGCCTGATTATACAAACGATCCCTCTTGACCTTCTCATACGCAATCGTCACATCGTGCTGATAGCGCCGCAATTTACTCGACGTGGGAAGGTCATCGAGGGGTAAACCTTTAACTTCTGAAACAAGACCTTTTACGACTTCCATGATCAAGGCTACCGTGTTCGTCTGTGCTAGACGACGCGGCTGCCATAGGACGCCTCGAAAGTCCGCCCTATGCCGGGAAAGTGCTTCCCGGATCTGTTTAGCCTGTGTCTCATCCATTTAATGATTAGACAGTTGCCGTTACAGTGCTGGTCACATCCTGACTGTTAGCCGTAACCGTTACTTCCGTAACCGTCGCAGCAAAGCCATGAGCGTTACCCGTGATGGTGATCTGCGTATCCGAAACAGATACTCCAGTATCAGCATCGGTAAGCTCAACCGAAGTAGCCCCATCCGTCACTGAAATGGAAGTTACATCGGGAGCGTAAGACGTGAAATTAGTACCGTCGATGGTGAGCGATCCATCATCCACAGTACCAATACTATCATCCCCACCCGTCGCATCGTCCATCGTGACTGCAGAAATCGTCGGAGCTGCAAGAGCACCGGTCGGAATCTCAGTGACCGTAAGAAAACCGTTATCCGACAGACCTTTGATAACGCCGCTATCCGCAGATAGACGAGCCTTATCGCTAGGGACGAGATCAACAAAGCCAGCCTTGGTCTGGTCAACCTTGACTAGATTGTCGCTGCCGAAATACGTGCGGTGATACGGCACGTAAACAGGCTGCTTGCGGTAAAAGCCGAACTCCTCATTGGGAAGCCCGGAATCAATATCTGTCACCAGAAGCGCACCATCGGTGCTCTGGGTATGTACAAGTCGAATGAGCATGGAAGCCTCCGAAGCGTTAAGTAGATCCTTTGACCTACTATATCAAAACTTTATCGACGCCCCGTTTACAAGCTGGGGCTGTGAGAAAGTACCAAGTAAATTTCAACATCAACATCAATCCCATCGCCCCGAACGCTAAGGCGCTCGAAACCCGGTCGGTTATCACTAAACTTTTCGTTCGATCCGACCGAGATCTCCGAAGATCCAGTGCCAAAGGAAACAAACACGTTATCACCAGCCGACACATTTCGGATTGAAAAGTCAATAGCTTTGCGCGGCAACTCAAAGGTCAAAGCATCATCTTGCGAAGCACCTGCGGGGGCCGTCCCCGTAAGAAGCAACGGAGTCCTTTGATCCCTATACTGTTGCGTGGACATGACTATTTCGATCGGTTTCGTATGTACTTCCACACCGCCAAACACCGGCGACGTCTGGAAAAACAAAACGTCTTTATCGTCCAACGAATAGTCTGCCGGATCAAAAAGGAACCGGGTTCGGTTCTGTAGCTGGTTGGCGTAAACCTGATTCGCCATCATAGCGTTTGACGACTGGTATTTGTCCGACCGCGCCCCGCTCACAAAAGAAACTGTTTCCATTGCAGCAAATGCCCCGTCCCAATTGGCGGCGTTCTTGACCGCATAGGATTCAGGTCTAACGGGAACCAATGTAATGGTGCCACCGTCGTCTGTAGTCGACGCTGCGTAATTGTAAATCTGATTGTAAGTATCCACCGGCGTCTGGCCAAACTTATCGAACCGGATGTATAGCTCGCTTGCTGTGGGACCGTCGAAAGCTGTTACTGCTTGTGACGAAGCATTGATCTGCGCTTTGAAATCAGCGACAATCGTTGCCGAATCGTCCGCACCTGCAGTCGTATCCTCGGAGCCGAAAAGGCCATCAAAGATAGAAACGGTGTAGGTGCCCGTGCCAGTTGTGCCGTCGTTGACTGTGAGCTTCAACCAAAAATGGTCTTCGATCAGAGCGTCTACGAGGTGGTCTTCTCGCCGATAGATATACATGATCAGTTACCTCGCTGTTTTGCCCGTTCACGATGGATCAACGGCTCATAAGACAAGGTGCTCTTGCCATCGGCCCTTGCCGCATCTTGAGCCTCTTCCCAACTCTGGGCTTCTTCGCCTTTGTAGTTGGGCTTGAGGGTTGGGCGGATATGGTTTTTCTCTTGACGCCGGGCCATATACTTCGACCGTCGCTTGCGGTACTTCTTCTCCGCGTAGTTCTTATCGGCCCACGCATCGCCTTTGAAACTGAACATCATGCCTTCCGCATCGAATACGAAATCGGCTGTTCCGTCACATTCGGTGCAATCAATGCCCGCCTCTTTCGTGTCGTCAAAATCGTCGACCGAAAGTTTCACTGTCTGGACGTGATCACATTCGTTGCACTTGAAATCGTACTTTCTCATTTGACTCCCTTCTTTTGCCGTAACTTCTGAATATATCGTGCGGTAACTTTGCCTGCGGTCAAGAGCATCTCCGGGGAAAAGACCCCTTTGTGTGGGTTCACCACATCCCGGCCCAGAAACGGCCCGAAATAGCGATCACCTAAAATCTCTTTAGCAAGCGCTTCTGCCCTATTCTTACATTCGATCGCTTGTTGTGCAATCGCCTCCGCCTCCGCCTTGAATTTATAAAAGCGCATGGCAGCATCGAAAAGTTCCTCTTCGGTACAATCCAACTCTTGCAAAAGGAAAGGCAAGTCCTCTGTACGACTGAGCAAGGAGGCCACCACGTGCTGGACCGAATCCAGATGCTCCGCCGTCAAGCGGATGTTCCTTGCCAACTCGTAAACCTTGTTGGCAAAGGGGCTTATGCCTCCTTTCTTGTCCACTATATCACCTGTGGCTTGCGATCGAAATAAATCCGCTTCGACTCTAACAGCGCCTTGTACATGTGCTTACATACAAAGTTGTTGTTTTCAGGATCTCGGATCTGCGGGGTGTCCAAGGTGCCCCGTGGGTTCTTCGGCGAATAAAGGTAGTCACCCTTGTATGCGTGGTATTCACTACCCCCGTATCGCCAATGTGGACATGAACAAGACAGCTTCACGTCCGCTTCCCAATAGTGTCGCTGATCCTCGTCCTCTGGAGGGACCGCCCGAATCTTAACCGTGTAGGTCTTGTTCCCGCTGGTCGCCTTGTACGTAAGGGTGTTCGTTATCTGGTTGTGATCGCTTTGAAGAAGGCTAACGTCGTTAGCGCGCCGTTCAATGTCACCATCCAACCCTTGGATGATTTCAGTAATCTTCTTGGCCTGTTTAAGCCTCGAAAACGAAACGCGCACGGGACGGTACTTTAACAGGTACCCCGCAATCACCTCGTGGATCAAAGACTTATCCATTAGTGGGGTGCTGACCTCAACTTCCGGCAACATATCTTGCGTGATTTCAGGCTTAGTCACGTCCACAGATAGGTCCGAGAAGTCTGTCTCAGCGGGTGGAGGTACTTCGGAGTCAAGCCCCTCGTCGTCCACCACTTTATCATTGTCGTCGATATAGGTAGGGAGGCCCTGCATCTCTTGGACGTCAACCGTAAGTTCCGCCAAGCGACTCATGTGCTCCAAAGCCACACGACGTGCAACCTTTTCACCCTTGAGGGCCTTATCCAATTCTTTGCGAACAGCCGGGTTAAGGTCGTCAGCGGCGCTCGTAAGCCCGAGCTTCTCTACGATGTATGATATCACCGCCATCTGATCCTGCATGTCCTCTAGAGCCGCCTGATAGAGGAAAATCATGTCCCCGGCTTCCTTGTAGATGTGGTCCTTTTTCTCGGACTCATCCACTAGCGAAATAGCCCGCTCAGTGAGATCTCCTAGTTTGGAGAGATCAATGCGGGCTTCGGAGACGGCCTTTTGCAAATGATCGCAAAGGACACGGGACAGGTATTTTTTGGCGACCTTACGGTGCATTAAAACATCCTTGATGGGGGACCCCCGAAGGAGCCCCCCATGTTTAATTAGTCACCAAGGTTCAGATTCGGGAACTGCTTGGCAATATGCTTTTTCATCGCGCTCGACTCAACCGCATATACCGTGCAAACGAAAAGCGGGTTACCGTTCTCGTCAAGGTTCTTGAGCTTGGTTTTCCAGTGCTGACCGAAATCCCAACCAAAGTTCGGCATCATCTGACGTGCAAAGGCCAGACGGGAATCCTTGTTGGTAACGTTGAAATCCTCTTCCGTCGCCTCAACCTCTTGCGAAGTGTTGGCTACGACCGGAGCATCGTTACCGTCCCAGACACCTTCGGGAAGGCTGTCTTGGGTTGAAGAATTCGTGGTATCAGCGGCGGTCTGAGAAACGCCGTCCGTGCTGAACTGAATGCCTTCACGAATTTGCTTTTGCTGTTGCTTGGCAGCAACCTGCTTCTTCAAGTCGGCAATCTCACGCGCCATCTTACGGCGCTCAAGCTCCTTGAAATGGGCTGCCTTGTCGTTGCGCTGGGGGCCTTCTTCCATCTGACGAATAGCGTTGTGACTCAGCTTATCGATCCGGGTTGATTCCGACTTCGAGGCTTCACCTGCTTTCGTCTTGAAAGCAACGCCACCAACTTCTTCGCCACCCTGCGCGCTCACCACACCGCTACCTTGACGGTGGTTGCCTTCGCGGAAATTCTCAATCGTGCTAACCTCACGCTCCTCATCGGCCATAGTCGCCGTGCTGGCTACTACATCTTCGCCTTGAGGGGTTGCGGCACGCATGTTGATATTGGCTGCTACGGGCTTGAAATCAGATCCACCACCAATACCCAACTCCTCAGCCGAGATCAACCACTTGGCTTCGATAGCGGATACAAGACGTGGGAAATTATACTCTCGACCCTCGATCTTGGCGATACTTCCATCGTATTCTACGACGGTGCCTTTAGCGACGACGATGTTGTTTTCCTTGTCCTGCCCGATGTTGAACTTCGTTGCAGCAATGTACTCTTCGAACTCAGCCATGATGTACTCCTTCAACTCGAAAGTAGTTCCGTTGCGGAAATCGCACTTACATTTTCTATAAAACGATTACCGCTTTTGGAGGGTACCGAGCCGTCAGGAGATCATGTGAGCGCAGTTGTAAAGACCATCGGCTACAGAATCATAGCCTAATGCCTTAACTGTGTGTCCAAGCCAACCTATAGAATTAGCCGCTGTCGGGACGAGATCTTGGGGGTTTTCATCAAAGGCGGCCCTAAAGACTTCACACGCATTGATGAGTTCGCGGGCGTCCACCATCGCTTCAACCCACTTGATCGTTTTTTGGGGAACACCGTTGACCAGTAAAAGCAATTTTTGACGCACCAAGGAAGCTACGTCGTGGAGTCCAGCATGATCTAGGAAAGTTGCTAGTGTGTGGGTTCCAAAAGTGAACAGCGCCCACCGCACGTCCTCCGAATCCGGCATGGTATCGGAGATCGTGTATAGAAGGGTGCGGGCGTCTTCAGCGAGGTCCATGTCCTTTACGGCAGCCGTCACCGAAGAGTGCATGGTGCCCATATCCAGATCACCGTTACCAAATGGCCGAACCAAACGACGGGCCTTCAAAAAGTCACCGTCTAGGTATTCGATCCAACCAAACACGTTGGTAGGGTTCTTGAGCTTTTCCTCGGCGAAACCCTCTTGGGTAAATTTGGCGTGCCGCATTCCGATCGCATTCACGAAACCGGCATTCAGAGTGAGTGTGATATCACTTTCGAATTCATCGTCACTTGGGGCTACGCGCACGTCCATATAGAAACGCGGGGCAAGGGGTTCCGTGGTGTCTTTCTGGACAATGTATTTAGAAACCACATTGTACTGGACCCCATCCCCACGTTCCAACGCCGACACTTCGAAATCGACCTTCCGTCCAATTGCTTGATAGAGGTACATTTCGTATTCACGACGAAACCCTCTGATCTTTTTGCTCAGACGCTCCGCCTGTTTTTGCAAGGCGTTCATGCGTCTACGGCTATCACCCTGCAGGTTGCAATTAGACATAGCACGGCGCACACACCCCTCAAGCTCCTTGCGAAGTTGGGGGTGCGAATACGCCTGTTGTGCTAGCTGGTCAAGATCACTCATTAAGCGGTCTCGTGCATTAGTTTCTCGTACTCACGCTCCCAACCGGACGGGCGGCTACCCATCACGCCGAGATAAAGGAGGGTACCCTTTTTCGGGCTGTAAGCACGCCACTTCGAAGTCCGCTGTTGCGGGTTGATCTTGAAGTAGAAGTTGCCTTGCTTGCTGTAGGCAGCCATCTGGGGAACACCGGAGTAGTAATAAGGTACTCGGTCTTCACCAACCTGATCACCGCGCTCGATGTAGTTCTCTACCTCTTGCATCGCTTCTTGTGTGGGCGGACGCTCCTTGGAACTGAAATAAATCATCTCCAACATCCGGCCACTGCTTTTCATGTCGTAGCTGGAATCATCCTTGTAAATACCCACGCCTCGGGCTTTCATCGCATCTGGAATGCGCACAGGTGCTCCGCTCCCGAATTGAACAAGCGCATCTCCGTGATCACTATCATCGCTCAGAGACGAATCTTCACGGGGCGTCTTTACGACGGTACCAACCTTCTGGTCAAACTTCTTGTAGATATCCATCGTATGGCCGATCTTGTGCTTCTTCGCTTTGATCTTGACCATATCGCCCACCTGAAAACGGGGGCCGCCACGCGATTGCGACGCAGGAGCCCGAGTTTCCAGATTGAAAGTACGCTCCAGCATATCCTGTGCATCCTTTTCCGACACTGGACTACGTTTCTGGGTCAGCGTAACCCAGTTGATGAAACGCACCGTATCTTCCGAATATGCAATCTTGTTCCGGGAAGCTACACGGGTTTGGCGCATCTCCGCATAGATGGAATCCAGAACAGGACCCCAATCTTCACGGAGATCCGGGTTCTTAGAAGCGAATTTCAACAGACCGTCATACATGTTAGGCAGGTAAAGCGACATCGTGATCTCCTTTATTGGGTTCTTTGTCTCAGAAGGTAAACAGCGGTTTCATGGTCGCTGGCTAGGGCCATAATAAAATCGTCCATCCCAAGGGAAAGCGTACCCATTTCATCTAAGAAAGTGTACAGGTCCTTGAGCATGATCTGGAAGTCCTCTTCGGCGGCCAATGATCGGGTAAGGTAATGGTCACTTCGCTTTTCCCAATCGTTGATATAAAAAGACATGTGGGCTAGTTGGCTTGCAGGGTCAATCGACCCGGCCCCATACATAGACGTAATCTTTTCAGCCAGAGTATCCATCTCATCATCCACGGCTTCGTACAGACGCTGCAGCAACAGATGATCACCGTAGTAAGGATCACCATGCGCGTTCCAATGTCCGTTTTGATGCACCACCTGAAGGGCACGGAGCATCGCCAAGGTATCCAATAAGGCTTCCAAGGATTCGTGGCTAGGTTCCGGCTGAGTCTCAGAGCGGAAATCGAGCTTGAGGACCTTCAGGAGATCCTCTTGTAGCTTGGGATTTTCGTAAGCGAACCGAATGATTCGCTCACGCAAAGGGTGTTCCGACATTTCAGCACTCCAACGGATGGTGCAACGTTACCACTCAAGCCAGAGGACAAAAACATTATCGGATTTTTGACAGCGCGGGATCTCTAGGGTATAGTCTAGTGGAAGAGGGAAACAACACGAACCAAGGAGACACAACATGGCTATCGAGTTTTTCGTTGGCAAGACCTTTGATCGCATCCCTAACCCGGAAGGTCGAGATCGTATGGTACGCATCTTCAAAGTAGTCGGTTACGATCTCGAGGATGATACGGTCGAGTTCATTCACGAACACGATTTCGATTGTGAAGAGGTCGCCGAAGATTTTTTGGAAGATGTGGAAACCGCCGATCTGGATCGGGACCACGTGGAAAAGTCCCCACATTGGGAAGTGGGTAAGCGTGATACCCGTTCAACCGAAGAGAAGTTTCAAGAGACGGCTCAGTGGGAACGCCGACAGCAAGGTTAATTTGACGGACCACGTACCCTTTGGTATAGAGGATACGTGGTCCAATACTACCAAAGAGAAAGTCCAGCAAGTTCGTAGTACCCTCGAATCGCTTTGTAGCGATAACATGCAGATAAAGCACACGAGTTCATCGGGTTTTTCGTTTTATCGCACCTATGAAAATGAACAACTCGACGACGAACTGGTTGCATTTACGCATTTCACGAGCGACTATGGGCTGCACGTAATTATCGAAGGGTCACATTCTTTCGATATGGACGTGGAACTGGTAGCTATGGCGTGCCGTAGTGCTAAATGTCCACACCTGACCCGCTATTGAACATGCCCAAAAAATACAAGCGTAAGATGGCCAAAAAACGCAAACTTCCCAACCGCGTGAACTTCGGTGTAGGATGCTACAACCCGAGTAATAAAGTGCGGCTGGAACTGAAACCGGAATGGGACGAACCCAAGGCATCTAAAAAGTGCCCCGGTTGCGACGGGAAAGGCCGCTACGCAGGTTTGCGTGTACTCGAAGACCCCTGCAAACAATGTGGCGGGTCCGGGAAAGTAGCCAACAAAAGTAGCCGACTTCCCGACGACATACGCACATCCCTCTACACCGGGAAAGATATGATGGTGCGGTGGTTCAGGGATATCAACAAATACATGCGCTCGGGTACCGGTAGAAACATCCGGCTGGTTTTCGAACTACCAAAGAACGGCGAAAAGCATCCCCTCATGGTTTGTGTGGGGGATGCTCCCGACCAAGACTTTCCGTTGGGTTGGGCGGCCCCTTACCGCAAGTACACCAAAGATGAAAGCCCTCGGATCTTGTCCGAAAAAATACTCAACTCCAGCGAACGTCACAGGATGGTAAAGCAAATTACCCGTGACGACTTGCCTCCAGAGCTTAGAGACCTGCTTTAGTAGCCCATCTCGCTAATCATGATGGATGCAACCTTCTTGGCGAGGGCTTGCGTCCCTTGATTATCTTTGAGCTTACCCACCACTTTCGTGTCGCTTTGTAAAATCAACCGTGCGCCGTCGTAGTACAGCGTAAAGAACCCTGCGCGGAAACCGTTGCCCGTACTAGGGTCTTCTTCGTAAAAGACTACGGACGCCTCGTGGTAGCCGTCACGGCGTCTGGAGGTGTCTACACCATCGTCCTGTACGTTCGCATCCTGCGAAACCTTTTTCACGACCTCTTTGGCTGCGACATACAGTACGTCGTGTAGGTACTCCGCGATCAGCGAAGCCGGTCCTCCGGGCATGGCTGTCTTGACCGAAGCGTTTCGTTGCTTTGCAAGAGGGCGTACAGAATCTTCACGCACGATGCGATAGGGGCTATCCGCATCGAACTGTACGGGAACCTTGCCGCTGTTCAGGGAATCAACCCCGTGCATACCCCACAGATCAGCGGGAGGTACCCATGCCGACATCCAAGTACCTCGGGTGATCTCCGCTTCTGCCCAACCACCACGCCAAGAACGACTTGGACCTTCCCAATACGGAAGGCCGTTTACTCTTTTGGCGGCCAGCAACTGTCGGATATGCGGGCGTAGGGCTTTGTTAGATGCCCCCAAACGAATCAACTTGGTATACAGATCAGCCATAGGTTATCCTAATTTCTTTACGGTTTTGACAATGCCTTGCACCACGTGGGCATCCCGGTGCGTATCCAAATAGTAATCACCCCAACTCTCGTCCTTCATATACCGATCCCGATCATCTCTGTATTCGGCCATGAGGTCCCCTTTACGATCGAGGAAAAGATGGACCGTAAAGGTTTCGGGGCCAGAACCACTAATCGTGTGGACCAGTAAATGATCCTCATGTCGGTTAACGAAAAAGCCGATACGATCAAGGGCTGTCCACACCTCTTTAAGGATACCTTCGATGCGCCGTGCATCCATTCCAGAACCTGTACGCTCCAGTGCATGGATGATGGACTTCAGGTGGGGTCGTAGGTCTTCGTGAGAGGCCCCCAGCTTGATTAATTGGTCTTTTAGGGACACGGACGCCTCCTTGTTCTCGTAACGCGGCTCCGCGTATTCTGGATGCTCCTCGTACTGAGGACAATCGTCACGTTTGTTACGACGGGTATCCAGCAAACATCGCAATTTTGCCGACTCAAATGCTTCGGACATTAGGATCTCCTACGGTATAGTCTTCCATAGGACGAAGGCTACAAGTAAATTATTGGCTTACTAAGACTTCCACAGCGGAGATCACATCTTCGGGTTGATCCGGGTCTTTACCTACTAGTTCGGCAATCGCCACATAGGCTTTACGCTTGGCGGCTTTCAGAGCGGGGCGTTCGATACCAGCCAATTCGCATACCTTATCGGAAAGGGGTTCCCCCACTTTACGAAATACACCGCGAAGAGCGCCCTCCAGTGTAGAAGCCACCTCGGGCTTCGCGGACTCACCACCATCTATATGATCTATGTTCCACCAATAGGTCGCTTTCCAGTTGCCCTTTACCTCACGAATTTCCACGCACTCCATACCCGCATCGAAATAGGTCATGTATTTACCGTACTCCTCGTACCATTCGAGATCGGTAAGGGCTTCCAAACGTTCATGCGTCGTCATACCTATGACGCCCGATTCCAAGCACTGTTCCATGAGGCCATTTTCTTCGATGATCTCCATTAGATCGGCACTGGACAGCTTGTTAAACTGTTTGATGGTTTTGTCACGGGCTTCACCTCTAATCGCGGGGTCTACAGCTAGCTCGACGATTGTTTCCCGGTCTTTGATTTCCATACGTACTCCTATAGCTAAATTAGGTAGACCACACTGTACGAGATCTGGAGGGATACATCAAGAGGGGTAAAGGTTTGGAGATCTAGGATCTGAGAATACACCCAGACATAAAAAATCCCCGGCTGGAATTAACCAGCCGGGGTCGGTAGTGGCCCTAGACGGGCCTCATACAGGGAACATCAGCTTATCGCTGGACAACCAAGCGGACGAGGCCGCGTGGGTTGAATGCTCCGATACCGAGGTTCTCGAATACAGAGAAACCGATCGTGCGGGCACGAGGGTTGTCTGCGGAGAGCACGGTAAGCTCAGTACGGACGGGGATACGTCCGAACATCTCAGGCTCGCAACATACGTATACGAAACCTGCGGGGACGAGGCGGCTCAGGATGATCTGGGCTCCCCAAAGGGTAGCCTGAAGACCGGTCTTGAGCAGGGTAGCCTGCGTCTCGATGTCGAGGATCTCACGACCGAACTTACGGATGTCCGCATAGTCCTTGGCGTGCATGTAGATTCGAGCAACACGAAGGTCGTGCTTTTCGATCTCGGCGAAGGCATCGGCCAGAACAGCGGAACTGATCGGGGCAATAACCTGAAGGTCAGGGTTGACCTGTCCGGGGATCGAATCGAATCCGTTCGTAGCAATCGAATCCAGAACGGCGAAGACACGCTCGTCTTCCGCTGCCTGAATCTGAGCTTTTGCAAGCTGCTGTGAACGCTCGATGAGGTCGAAGCGACGTTCCTTGATCTGCGTGATCGGAATCTCCGGGTTCGAAGCAATCTCGAACAAGGGGAAGATCACACGACGAGGCTTGGTGATAGCGAGAATGTTCTCGCCTTCTTCACCGACCACATAAGCGGTCACGTCGGGGTCTTTATCGTAGATCGGCAACGCTCCGTCAGGAAGTTGCTCGACTAAGAATGTGCGGCGTCCAACTGCCGAATAATCTCGGCGGCTGCGAAGCGGTTGGATCATCGAAGCAGCAAGTCTAGCTCGCCCTGCGGCGGTCTTGATGTGCCGACTAATGATCTCTTGCTTGGCCGCGTTATCCAATTGCGTGGTGTTGTCAGACATAAGTCTGGCTCCTTAGCTTAGATACGCTGGTCAATGACGATTTCTGCATGTACCGAATCCGGTACTATCTTCACGACACCCATAGCAAGGGGTGTACCACCGCCACCGGGCGTGCTTGCCTCAAAGGCATTTGCAGCATCGGTGAGATTGGTCAGGTAACCGTTGACAGAGGCGTAAACCTTGTCTCCAGACCGCCAATCAAGGGGTACATTGCCGTTGGCGGTAGCCAGATCATACGTCTCATAGAGACGAAGACCGTAGGTGCCTTGGCCGGACAGGTACGGAGCCTGACCGGATGCCGCTGCCGGGGTGTTTTCGTATGCGTTGCCCGCCGCGTCGTTAATAAACAGACCGAGGGGGGTTACCGAACCATCAGCAGGTGCTGCGGATACGGGTCCACCGACCATGCCGTTACCAGCATCGGGTCGAGTGAAACATACGGAACCACCAAGTACACCGCGCTTGGGTGCAGTCGGTAGTGTGTCAGATTTAGTCGCGCCAGCCGTACCAGAATCGACGGGAGGGTTCGTCTGTGTGAACCCGTCAGTGGTAAGCTGTGCTGCGAACGAATTGCGGTTTCCTACATACAGGATACGTAGGGCGCTGCTGCTTTCGGTGAAATCACCGCTCGCTTGTCCGGGAAGTGCCATTTTAGACCTCTCCTAACGTTAGTTGATTGCTACGAACTTTATATCAGTGAAAGCGGACGTCGTGTCCGTGATCTTCTTAGTTTCCGAAGACCTTGGATACGTCGGGAGCACTATCCCACAGCTTCGACAAACCATCGTCGCCCGTGGAAGAAGCCTCTTTCACCCGCCCGAGTTGTGATACTCCTTTACTACCTTTTGAAGCCTTTTTGCCCTGCTGTCCGTCTACCGAATAGTGACGGTTCATAAGGGCCTGAAGCGTAGCATCGTCCTCTTCGAGGAGAGCTTCTGCATCCAGATTGTCAAGGGAAGGCTCAAGATCAATACCGATCTCAGAAGCTTCGCTTGCACCTGCTCCGTGGTCCATGTCGTTAAGCATGGCGTCGAGATCTTCATCAAGCATCTCGTCGGCGGCGATATCATCGCCCATGTCCATACCCATGTCGCCACAAGCATCAGCATCCATGTCCTCATCGTCTTCGTCCTCTTCGGACCGACGCTGCATGTCACGGAGTGTTTGCTGTAGAACCGGGTTGGCTTGAAGATCGATGCCTGCTTCCGCCATTAGATCGGCGAGCATGGACTCCTTGTCGGCGTCCTCATCATCCTCATCGGCGTCCTCGTCGTCCGAAGCATCCTTCGCTTCGTCTTCTTCGGCGTCGTCCTCATCTTCCTCGTCGTCTTCGGCAACCTTGGGCTGCTGTCCGAACATACGAGCAAGTTCTTGGGCGATCGCTTCGCGAACGCTGGACTCTTTGGACTCTTCTTCGTCCTCATCGTCCTCATCATCCGAAGCGTCCTTCGCTTCGTCTTCTTCATCATCATCCGAAGCATCCTCCGCTTCGTCTTCTTCCTCGTCCTCATCTTCTTCGGCAACTTTGGGCTGTCCGAAAAGTTTGGCGAGTTCTTCGGCGACCATCTGACGAACGCTGGCTTCTTTTCCTTCGCCTTCGTCGTCTTCATCGTCGTCGTCATCATCCGAGGCGTCTTTAGCCTCATCTTCGTCAGCATCCTCATCGTCCCCTTCTTCTTCGGCCATCATGACGCGAAGCATTTCATCGGGACTCAGGGAAGCTTCTTTATCCTCGCCACCTTCGTCGTCGCCTTCCTCGGCGTCTTCTTCAGCGATGCGTTCCAGTAGCTCAGAAAGCCGAAGGGAAGTTGCAACCACTGCGTCGTCGGGAAGAGGCATAAGGTCAAGGGCCTGCTCGGCGATCACATCGTCACCAGCTTGCGGAAGAATAGCCTGTGCGATACGAACGCACTGAAGGGCTTTCTTATCGAAGTAACGCTGCATCTTGGCGAGACGAACCTTGGCGGCCTCACGTCCGTCCAGCTTATCGCCGGGACCAAACGTGTCGCCGTTGTCGTATGCATCACCGCTATTCCACGCATCCACGTCCTTATGGTCGTGTGTGGTGTCTAGCATGTCAGGCATACCAAGTTCATTACGTTCTGTTCCGTCGAGATCCTCAAGATCATCAACGGGTTCCTCTGCCCATACTGCCGGATCGCCAATCATGTAGTCCTCTGTGGGTACATGAGTACGATCTTGGTTCATTGTGTACGGATCGGCGTTCTTACGACGTTCCGCTTGACGGCGGCGGGCTTTCCACGAGAGTCGATCTCTACTCATTGGGTAACCTCCAGAAAACTGATATCACGGTACCGTGCTTACGAATAATGCGAAGTACGAAGCCGGAGCCTTAACTTGAATTACGAAGCACTGCGCACCCCACCTAGAGATGGGTATACTAAAGACGCTTCGTACAAATGAATAACCGGAAAAAACTCGTATTAGTTAAGAAATTTAGCCCTTTCGAGCAAAATTCCTGCTTCTCGGCGGTTTATCTTACGGCCAAGCGACCGTATACATGCCTTCAAAAACTGTCGAAGATCACCATAATTGCTGGCGCTTCCGACCTTTTGAAGACTCAGATAAAACTCTGGGGGTAGGGATTCTCGTTTACCGTCTCGGTCGTGCAGGTACATTGCTGTTACAATGTCTGTATTCGCGAACCGGTGCTTGTGTTTGAAAAAGGTGTTTGGATCTTGAAGCATGTAAAGAATGCGGAACGCATTTTTGGTACGGCCACCCAACTCATTAGCGTACCTTTCCGCAAAAATCATATATGAATGGTGTACCGAATCGTTGGGTGCGCGTTCAGCTTCGGGCATTGCATTGGGTTCTTCTTGCTCGCGAAGCTCTTCTTTCAACTCTTTTTCAATACGCTTTTTGATCTTTTCTTTCAGCTTGTCCGACACATCGTCGATCAAACCCACTTCTTCCTCGACCTCCTCTTCGACCTCTTCCTCTTCGAAGTCGTCAAACGCTTGACGCTGAGCAAAGCTATTGAATGCCGACGATACGGCCTCGTTCACTTCGGTCCTGATCTGAGCGCTTGCGGTCTTTAGGAAATACTTGGTCCAATCCTCAGTGGGATTGACCGTGGATTTAGTGTGTGCCTCTTGGATCAAGCTCTGTAGCTTATCTTCTTCATACGGCGTCGGCTCTTTGGTCGACGGCTTGTTCAGATCAAGGATGTTGCGCATGACCGCCCCTTTGAATGCGGGGTTGCCTACCCAAGATGCCTCGATGAACTTAACAGACTCAGGGTCCGTGTGGTGGCCGCACAGTTCAGCGACAACGCGGATCTTACCTTCCGGGCCGATGAACTTGTTACCCTTCTCATACTTGACGTGGTGGCAAAGCTGTGGCTCGTCAATGGCTACGTTGCCGCACTTGGTGCAAGCCGAAAAAGCAATCGTGCATCCCATCGAAAGGGTGTTAAGCTCCCCCGATTCGATCTTAGCTACCAGATCCTTGTGCTTGCGGTCCGTAGCGACGAGAATGTCGACGTACACGCTGTCCCCGAGATCACGGGCAACGGCGTCGATAATTTTGCCCTTGCTTAGTTCCGGGATCTGGATATGCTCTACATAGTTCTCGGCTCCCACAAACGTCTTGTATGTAGACAAGAGTAGTTTGCGCTCCCAAGCATCGCCGTTCTGGTTGATGTACTTGGAGCAGCCGGGCTTGATCAGATAGTCCGTATACGGTCTATTGATCGTATGCCCATCATCGGTCGTAACCTCACCCGTCTTGCTGTTAGGGGCCTCGTCAACGTCCACAGAGGCGATAATAGTGCAGTGGGTAAGGAGGTACTTATCCGGGCTGTAGTTCTCGATCGAAATGGCAGATGTACGGCTACCAAAGTCAACCCCCGCAAGGAGCTTGCTTTGCCGATACGTGTTCCACCCCTCAAGTCCTACACGGGGCGACTGAACAACTGCGTTAGCGTATTTTACAAAAGCCATTGGATCACCAATTTGGTTTAAGCCTGTCTATTAGCGGCCTGTCTTATCAAGAAGATCGTAAAAAGCGCCTTTTAAGGCATTCTTGCGGATCCCCGCCAATTCCTCACCGCCACGTAGATTATCAAAATGGATAGACATGGTTAGCGCATCGGGGGGATCTACATCTTCCTCCAACCGGACCTCTACCCATTTTGCATTAAGATCTTCGTGCGAAACACGAACGTGATCCCAACCAACGCTTTGAATGTACCAGCCGTCCCTTTTCAAATCGGAGGCAAGTTTTTTATACGTCGAATGATCAACAGCGGCGAGCAGGTACCGGAGGTGCTTACGCAATTTCGGCTTAGATTTGCCCAACTTGACCAGTTGATCTTTCAGGTCCATAGTGGTCACGTCATGAAATTGGAAAGCGAATCGTTGATCTTGTCGAAAAGGTCTTCGAGCGACTCGTGTTGACCGGTTTCGAACTTAATAAACTGTGCGTCCTGAAAAGACGTCCCTGCATGAAGCGTCGTTTCGATCTCGTAAGCACTGCCTCGATGAACAATGTCAAATTTTAGCCGCCACGTGAAATGGCTCCGACTGCCTTCGATGTACCCTAGATCCTTTTTCGTAATCGTAGTTTTATAGTCAAAGCTCTCGACGAAATTATCGGTCAATTCCTGCAGGAATTGGTTCCTGACGAAATCGAAAATCCGCACATCGAGCGTGCTAAGGTTGGTAGCTAGTTTAACTAGTGGTAGTAGGCGTGATCGTCTGGAAGGGCTTCTATAGGCCAGTCGGATGATACTGTCGCGTAAACTCATCCGTCTGCCTCGCAATCATTATAGCCACTCGTTAAATGCTTTCGCCGGGTCCGATACACTAGGACTCCATCCAAGCTGTTCCTCCGCCTCTTCACGGGCTGCATCATCGAGCGAGTCGAGGATGTCCGCTGGCTTAATCAAGAACAGGCATTCCCGGCACGCATAGAGCTTCGTCCACTTTTTGTAGATCGTTTGCTCTAGCTCAACGCTCTTGCACCGGGGACAATGAAAACATCCGGTATCCAACTCCTGTTGCGTAGGCACGTACTGGCGTCCTTTCTCTTTCCAGTACATTGCTTTACGAATTTGTTCAGGAGCTTCGAAAGCCGTCTTCACGGCATGTTTGATCTCGAAATCCGAAAACTCGCCCATATACCGCTTGTAAATCGTGTGGTACGTATCCATCTGCTCAATGCCTTGCTCACAAAAGTGATTGGCAGTGAGATAAAGGTGGGATACGCGCTGGCGGTAATGGCGGGCTAGGCTTTTAGCTAAGTCGTGTGAACACATGGCGGTTCTTTGATCTTGATCATCCATGAATTCTACCGGGTCATCGGGACCGTCTTCAGCACCCGGTGTTTCAGCCGGTGCCAACTCTTCGGGGGTGATACGTTCGTTACCCCACCCGAAATCTACATCGACAAACCCAATGCCTCGGTGGACTTTCGTCACTACGCCAACATGGGGGGATCTCCGCATCCGGTGCGGATCCACATAATACACCCGGTCCCCAACTTCGAATCGGGTAGCCAGTTGCTGGTGGTCTATGAAAGATCGCTTACCGGTCATTGAGAAGTCCCTGTCGTCGTTGACGCCATCGACCAAAATCCTTATCCTTCAGGTGACGGAAAGGGGACATCGACTGGATGAACATGTCAGCAGCCGATAATGTCGAATCCCTTCCCCCGGAAGCCATAAAGTTGATATCGTTGACCGTATCCGTCACAGATAGAGGGTTTCGAACATCCACTCGGTAACGCATTTTCGAAGACGAACTGCCCACATGATCTTTAACCATCACATCAACAGCGAATTCGGACGCTACCCATTCTTCCGGGTCGGTCGAAAAGTATTCTGGCTTCCCGACCTTGACCGTTAGGCCATACGACCCAAGCTCTTTGCCGCCTCCTTCGAGGAAAACATAGAACTCACGTGCCGCTTTTCGCACATGCGTCAAGATACGTTCGTTCAGGGATACGAATTCGGCAAAAGCCTCATCGTACCTTTCCGTCCCGATCGCATCTTTCCACCGTGGATCACGAGTATCCGTAACCCAATCAACCTCCATACGCTCATTGATGAGCGTACCGACCATTTTCGCCTCTTGTGTAGCAACGGACCCCAGCGCCTTAATGGCCAGCTTCCGAAGAAGCAGGCGCAAATGCGGGCGCAAATTAGGGTTCGCCGATCCAAGGCGAATAAGTCGGTCACGAAGGTTCATGCTGGCCACCTGAAACAAAACGGAATTACAGGTCGAGGTGCCAGTCGTCTTCGCCCGCTTCGGTGTACCAATCGTCTTCGTCACCGGCGTCGACTTCCCAATCTCCGTCATTCATCGGAGCGATCTGGTCGTCTTCCACGACTTGAGAATCGTCGTCATTCTCATACTCGTTCATGTACTGCTCGTCCGGGTCGATTTTGACCGGCCCTTTCGGCGAGTTGAACGAGTCCATGTACTCTTCATCCGGCGCACGCTGAAGCGTCTTGGCACTACGCTCAACACCAGCAGCCTTTTCAAGACCGTCAGCCGTTTGATCCAGATACAGACAAAAGTCGTATGCAGCCTTTTTGGAAAGGCCCATCTGGTCGAAATTGCCTTGGACATGATTCGCGATCTTGTCAAGACGCTTTGTGAGGGCAATTGCCTCTTTCTTAGTCAGCATATCAAATCTCCCTTGATCGGGGGGTTACTTATGGTACAGTTGATCCACGCTATCAATCCGTAGGTATAAAAGGATTAGTGATCGCCTTTGCCTTCGATCCTAAGCAGGATATCGAGCAAGCGATCGTACTCAGGTGCCCCTACCGCACCGTTATACTTGTAATCAGACGCTGTATAGATGGAATAGTCGAGAGCCAAGCTGCACGCCATTCGAAAGTCTTTTTCTACAAGTTCGTGCGTTAGGTACGAATCCTTGAGCCAGACACGGGCCTCTTTGACGATCTCCATGTAATCGTCGAGGTCTAAATCCCGTCTGGATTTAGGCAAACGCCACTTAGGTGCCTGCGGCTTGTACGGATCATCTTCCGCAAGTGGACCGGGCAATCCGCGATACTGAGCGGTCTTTAGCCCGGCCTTCTTGAATGCGGATGCGATACCCGCCTGCACGGACCGCCCTTCCACGGCTGATTTCTTATTGGTGTCTTTTACCATGTCGTCCATCCAATCTAAGAACATGCCCCAGAAACTGCGGTGCTTCGTCTTCTTGTTGCCCTTACTTTCTTCGAGGCTGTGCCCCGAATTCTGCAAGTCTTTTATAGCCTGATCACGGTATGCGAGGAGTGAGCCTTTATTAAAGACGTTGTTATCCTCGTCATTATGGAACCGAAGCTGCTCGTAAAAGCCGCGCACCTTCAGATCCTCGTGCAAACTATCCATGAACTCGCTCTTCTCTCTATCAGTTATAGATACATTCTCGGGATCTTCCGACTCATCAAAACTGAAATACATCCGGTAAATAGGCTCATCCTTGACCAATCTAGCTATATCTGCCGACCCCAGATTGCGGACCTTGCCCAAAAAATTGTTAATGTCTTCATCATCTGTGAAATCGTAAGAACCGGGATCCAAATCCTTGATAGCCTCACTTTCACTTTCATCCCGGACCGTCATCAAAAAGCGATCCGCGCTTGAGTTCTTATCGAACATCTTGCGGTCACGGACTTCTTGAAGGAGCCCTTGCATCTCCTTGAGATAGACCTCTTTCTTCGACCCCTCTTCCACCGTGTCCGGTTCGCTGTGGTCGATCACCTTTTTATTGCCGTCGTTGTCTATCTGGACTTCAAGGTTTTTACCGCCCCCACCCTCTTCCTGCGCTTCCCCATTTAGCTGGGCCTCTACCTTCTCAAGCATATCCTGCACGGAGTTCAGCGGCGAAAACATCGCCGACTGGTACCAAGCATTACGCTTACGCTGCAGGCCCTTTTTGTCCGCATCCGTGAAAGGCTCATTCAGATCCTCTTCACCTTCCATAAGGTCTTCGGGACTTTCCGCATCCCGAAGCGTTTTGCTTCGGATAGCTCCCGCAGAGTTTTCGTAAGTGTCCATCACCTCTTGAAAGTAATCCATCTCCCGGTCGTTCCCGGACATGTTGGCTTCCAACCAATTCTCTTTCAGGGACTTCATGTTCGTGTTGTAATCCATCAAGTCCCAGTTCTTGATCTGCTCCTTCAACTGTGATACTTGCTGGCCCGATAGGGTGCCCTTGAAACTACTAGGTTCGGGGAAACCTGTGGGAAGTGGCTTTTTGCGCTCCTTGATAACCTTCAAGGCCGCCTCTTGTTCGGAGGGGTCAGAGCTTTCAGCAAGGTCGTACAGTTCATCTGTACCCGCCTCTTGCAACTCATCCATACGATCTTCAGAAACGCCGCTATCGTCCTGTGGTGGCCTCTTAGGCTTAGACTTGGGCTTGGTCTTCTTCTTTTTCTTCTTGGACTTACCCTCGTCGTCTTTTTTAGCCTTCTCCCACTTCTTGCGTTCCTGTTCGTATTTCTTGCGGCCCGGAGATCCCTCCGGTTTTTTCTGGAGTGACTTGAGCTTAACGTTGTCTTTGCCCTCCGAATTAGGGTTCTTGACCTCTGTGTTCAGGAACTCCTCTTCGGAAGCTGTTGCCACACGCGACGCATGTTCAGACGCAACCCACCGGGCAAGAATGACGGACCCTCCGATGTCCTTATAGTTCATCGAAAGGTCCTTATCCTTCTTGTCCAGATCAGGGTCGTCTTTTTTAATACGACCCCGCTCCTTATCCCGGCGTGGAGGCTTTTTCTTAGGTGACTTACGGACGAGGCGCTCTGCCTCTTCCTCCTCCTTTTCAGCCTCATCTTTTGTAGCGTGTTTTACCATCTATCATTTTCGTCCTCGGGCGGACGATACTCCAGATTAAGGTAATCAATCAGACGCTCTACCAAGTCTGACTGCTCGGGTAGCGCACGGCCCACTTCGGAATATGCGCTTCGGACAATCTCATTGAACATGGCGTCGTTGACGGTCATCAAATCGTCCATCAAGCGCTCTTCGACGGATTGCGGATCCAAGTTGAACAACTCCAAAATGTACCCGACCGATAGCGATCCCTTCTGATACAGATTGAACATCGCATCGAAAGTGTCTCGGTTGTCCCGAAGCGCCAATCGTGTGAAGCTCAACTGAGGGTACAATAGAACTTTGTTATCGAACTCGTCGTACTCCCAAAAACCTTTCTTCTCAGCGACCGGTTTGAAGATGGACTCTTCCACATAGGTCTGAATACGTTCCCTATAAAGCATATACCGAGTGTTGATCACCTCGATGTTGATTCGCTCGCCGCTGTACGAACTTTCACCGGTCAACATAGATTCAGTTACGCCAAGACCAGCAAATAGCTGCCGATCTGTAATGTCGTATTCGCTGTTGAGATCCAACAGACGGTCACGGGCGCTGATCTCTTCCCAATTGACTTGGAAGTTCGTGATGATGCTGTAGTCCGGGTCAAGCAACGCCAAGTCTACCTGTTCGCGTAGGTCTTCCACATCCCACTCATCCATGTCCTCGGCCCAGATAAGGCGCTTAGGAGTCATTGCACGGGATGCAATAGACGTCTGTGTCTGTCGCAACTTGTCCCGGTAAACCAAGGTGCGCAAACACCTCTGCAAGATGCTGACGCCGTGATCGTCACCGGGCGGCTTTTTACGGGCCAAATGGAATACGAACGAACCCTCATAAGGGTCGGAACCCAAGGGAAGGTTCTCTTCATTCGAAATGTAATCGATGATCTCTTCAGGCACATCCTCTAGGGCTTCCGCTGCTGCGGGATCACCATTGAGTGCCGACTTGACCATGTTCTTGGTCTTAGCGTCCGGGACCAGTTCGATTCGTACCTTGCTTGAATACTGGAACGTCTCGATTTCCACCTGATCAGGCGGCAATAGAATGACGCGATCCCACCCTTTGTAATTCTGTTGCTTGTAAGTCTCGATCAACTTTTCAGCGTTGTCCCGGCGTTCAAGCGACGTCGAGATTTCCCCGGTCTCGGGGTCAAGGCGGTTAACCCGTTCAAGATACACGTATTCCGGTACCTCGATATCGGTGTCTTCGGCGAAAAGGAATGCCTCGCCTACGACGTAATACTCACGGGTAGCATCAATCAGGGCGTTAAGAAGGTCCGTGCGTGCAACCATGTCCTCAAAAAACTTGAGGATTTCCCTGTTTTTGTCCGGGTCCCGGCCTTTCGGCAACGTAAGGCGCAACTTGGAAAGCGGCAATTCCGTATGGAGATCAATCGCCTGCCCCACATACGGATCGTTGTTGTAGAAAAAACGGTAATAGGACCGCATCTCTACAAGGTTCTGAGGCAACTCCAAGAAGTCGGTTGACAGGTGCGGCGAATAGATATTCGTCGCCGTACCCATTGCCATGCCACCGTTACCGAAGGCACCCCCACCGCTCCCGAAGGCACCCCCACCGCTCCCGATACCACCACCACCAAACATACCCACCGCATTCGATGAGATCTTCTTGGTTCGTGGTTGGATCTCGTTCACCTCGGCCTTCTTTTGGCTACCCAAAAGGGACTGGACTTGTGAGACACTCGACACAACTACTGAATCTTTATTTTGATCTCTCATTTTACTTCCTCTAGGCATAGATCACCTCGTCGCCTTTACCGAAGGAAACGCCGAAGAACATCTTCAAGGGAATTACGGACGTCTTCAGCCTGACGCTGCACTGACTGGTCCTCTTCCCGCTGCTGTCCCTCGTTCCTACGTAATCGGGCCTCCACAACAGGGAGGCGTCTACGCATCTGGCGGATAATCGGAAAATCGTCGATCATTCCTCGCAAGGCACGAAAATACCGCCGCTCCCGGTTCATCACCTCAAGGAGTTCAGGCTCGTCCTCGCAAGTTTTCGCTATCCGCTGCAGGATCTCGCCAAGGCTATTCACCTCGGAGCGTATCTGTCGTAAGGCTTCATCTAATTCGCCCAAGTGATCTTGGACCTTTGGTATGTCACTGCTTTTCATCTTCGTCCTTCTTTTTTAACTTCCGTTTCAAATAGACTTTGCACGCTCTTCGGAGGAGATCCCACTGGTCGGTATCGCCAGCGGCTAGCCCCTCCCATAAACCACCTGCATGTTCGAACAGCCAGCCAATGGTATTGAGGTCTTTTTGCTTGGGATTTTTATCCCCCAGCTTCCCAAGCACCTGCACCACACAGGTTTCCCAGAACCGATCTGGTGTGTCGTCACTCATCGCTTTTTCCACCCCGGAGGCATACGGTCGCCCCGCTTGTTAGAATAGTTGTGACGCCGCTGACGCCTGCGCTGGTACTGTTGTGAGGACATGGACTTGTAGTGATCTGCGCCCATCTCTTCGGCGATCTCACGCATACGACTCTTTGAACCAGAAATGTATTTGGGGTTCCCGACCCGGTGGAGTGTCAACCATACCGATCTTACAAGCGCATCCGCGAAGTCATCGTGTTTGTTAGGACCGTTGGGTGCTTCAACAAGTACGACCTTCTTAGACTTCCGCTCGGCGCGTAGCTCCAACAGTTGCTTGATATAGGGTGCGTGTTTAACGTGGCCCGTACCCTCATCGAGTGCGGAATTGACGACACCGAAATCCTCATCCTCGTCCTCATCCACATCACGGAGCATATAATCGTAAAGCATGAGACGCCCGTGATACATCAAGGTCTTGAACGCATCGAACATCTGGGAGGACTCGTCCCGTGTGAACTGTTTCGATTCAAGCTGTTTCATACCCATCTTGTCGAGGGTCTGCTTGAAACTAATGCCCTGCCATTGGTCAAAAACACCGTCGACGATATAGAACCGCCGCGAAAGCTCTTTGATCCATTCAGCCAGTGCATCGAAATCGAGAATATCAACCGTGTGCAGTTCCTTAGCGTAAGGGACAATCGGCTCTTCAAGGTGCGGGTTAAGATCGTACCAGCTTTTCCCCGCCTGCCACTCCTCGTGGTACACAAGGCGGATCTTGTCTCCGTCCGGGCGTGTCAGAGCAACGGAAGTACGGTCGCCTTTAACAGCAAGGTCAAGTCCGAGGCTGTGGGGTGTACGCGGTTTCCCACGAGGGGAAGGTCGAAGGTCACGGTCGAGGCAAACCATGAGGTCCTTTTCACGTTCGATCCACGCCATAACGCGGTCGGTGAATTCGGCCCCGAACTCCGTAGCAAACGCTACCGGATCTTTACCGTGAGCATTCTCGAGGAAACCAACAGGTACTTGAGGGTTAACTTCCCATGTGGGAGCCTGCACCATCAAGATATCACGCGATGCGGACCCTCCCACTTTAGACTGCTCATACTTATTATAGAACAATCCGTCCTTATTGAAAGGGGACGAGATCATAATGATACGTCCTTCCGAATCACGATTCAAGGTCTCCTGCTGACCATTCGGATCTGCGGGAGCGAAAGTCGCAACGGAAGGCGAGGCAGCTTGGTACACAGCATTGGCCGAAGAGTTGCCCTTCTCCTTGAAGAAAGCGACCTCATCAAGGATGATAACGATGTTGGCCAGACCACGAATACCGCTGGAAACAGACGAAAAGAACTTAATCTGTACGCTGGCACGACCACCATCGTCAGCTTCACCCGTCTGATCGATGTCATAGGGAGTCTGGAAACGGACGTAGCTTTGCGTGTCGTGGCTCAGGTACGGGGCGTAGAATTCGCAACTCTGGAAGTGGTTACGTACACCGTTGTAAAGGATCTGTGACTGATCTTTGGTGGTAGCAATGGTGGAGATTGTGATCTCGGCACCATCTTGAATCCCGTAATAGCGTTGGGGGTTGGCTTTACGTAGGAGGCGGTACACCTCGTATGCCGCGATCATCGAAGAAATTGTGGACTTACCACTACGACGACCGATGGGTAGGACAAGTTCGTGTCGGTCGTGGTCTTGTTCTTTGATGTTACACCGGCCCTCATTATAGAGGTACCGCATGTATTCGACTTCGGTGAACCTGTAATAGTCGTCGGGCTTGGCGCTCTGTGCTTGACGCCACGTCTTAGGTACCTTGATGTTGCGGGTTGAGTCGTCGAGCGGGAGGTTGTAGAACGCTTTTAGGAGAAACTTCTGGACAGGGAATAGCGACATGCCGCAGATCTCTTGGGAAAACCCCAGACCAAACGGCGATTCAACGAACTCAATAATATTGAGTACTTTTTGGGTGTCGTAATCCCCTTCAGAGGATTTGCGTCCGACTTGACGAAAGAGATCTGCCATCGACATGAGTGATCACCTTTTCCATAGAGCCTCAATCGTAGGTAGTAATAGTAGTCGCTAGCTCAAACCTCAGATTTGATATAGCGGAGTGCTTCGTCTTCCCAATCTTCGAATTCTTCACCGGCGACCTGAAAGAGGCGCTGAATTTGCTCCTCTGACATGCCCGCCCCTTCACAACACCTTCTGAATTTCATCGCCCAAAATTCAAAGAGCTTCTGGAACTTCTTGCTCTTGAAATCGAACGTGTCTTTGACTACCGAATCCCGCTTTCGCAGGTACGTGTCAATGATAGCTTTCGTGGCGTTGATTTTCTTCGAAGAGATCCCGGTAGTGTCGTTACCTTTGCGCTCCGCTTCACCACGCTCAAAATCAAGACTCGAAGCCTCTTTAGCAAGTTCAAGCATCGCCACATCGAGAACGTCCAAGCTATCCGCATCTTGAGTAATCTGCTGGATAAGCGGGTCGCTTTCCCGGTGCTTTTGCTTGTTCTTCATGAGTTGGGCAACTTCAGGCGTCGTCGGCTTGATAGGAATCTTAGGTGGACGCCCCCGCCCTCGCTTCTTCTCTTTCTTTTCGAGCGTAACGACTTGCACCTGTAGCTCTTTGGTCCGATCGTCGCTCATACGTAACTCCCTTTATTCGATATTGAAACCGTCACCGAATTCCACATCAAGTGTCGGTGATGGGCCTCCGTGAAACTCAATCTCGTTGATCGAACCATCGGAAGCAACGCCTCCAAGTTCGAACTCGGACATTTGGTCTTTACCGTCGATGCCGCCTTCGGATGGCGTATCAATCTGTTCGAGGGCCTTTTTCTCGGCGGCCTTTTTCTTTTCGACGATTTCGCGGACAGCGGCATGGTTAACCTGCTTTTCGCTTTGATCACCATAAAATGCCTGTAGACCCGTCTCGTGCATCTGAACCTCGTTAGCGGGTTCGGACGTATAAGCAATCCGGGTCTTGGTCCGGGGATCTACATCCATCATACGGATACGCTTGGCGTCCCGCTCCGTAAGCTGGCCATTGCTGACCCGATATTGGAGGGCCGCGTTTACCGTTTCATCCGTATAGACCGGATCGTCTACGAGCTTCTTGCTGTAAAGCAAGCATCGGCCAATTTTGTTGTAAATACACCCTTGGCACTTGGACCCTTTTACGATCTGCTGCACCGAAGCGCTGATATCTTGCGTACCTTCGTTGCAAGAGTCGTAGCTGTCCGCCGTGCTGTAGGCACGACCGTAAAGCCCTTCCTCTTCGCGGAAAGCAATAATGACCGGCGCATCTTCAAGGAGGTCCGTATACGGGAAAGCCAACTTCAGGGCATCGGCCAATGCCGAACCGTACTTGCCCTTCATCATTTGATCCCGAAGCCACTTGCCCATCTTAGTGCGGGCCATGCGACGAGACGGAGGCTTGAGTCCGTTCGGTTTGTAGTTGTCGTCCAGAACCGCCGATAGAATTTCCAAAGCATCGGATTTCGCCGTCTTGGATGTATCGAGGTTGGATGCAACCTTACCGTCGTTTTGCATATACAGACGCTTGATACGATCAAGGCCAATACGCTTTTGCAGGGAAGCCAACAGGTGCGCGCCGCCTTCCTCTTTGAGGTAATCCTCAAGGGTTTCGAACGCCCGCGCCTGTTTCTTGCTCTTGAGCGAATCCATAAAGTCGTTGACTTGCTCGTCGCTGACTTCAACCTGTGGATTAATCTGGTACGGTGTATTGTGGACCGCAGCTTTGCCCTTCACAGGCATTGAGAACGCTTTCCGGGCGAAGGCCATTACCTTGCCTTCGGAAGTTTGCGAAAGCCGGGAGACGACGTTTCGTAGCGTCTGAGTGTATGCTGGGTCGGTATCAATCCCTTTAATTTTCGCAACACGCTTCGCAATCAAAGCGTGGACCTCGGGCTTCTTGAAAAAGCCCTTCCGGTTGTTCGGGGTGAGGAGTGGCAGTTCTTTGACTGCCGGATTCGCCGCTGCAGCCGCCTCTACTTCCCGAGGGGTAGCAAGAGACGTGTCGACGTACAGGCGGCCCAGCAAGTGCAAGTGCTTACTTAGCTTGGAAAGCCGGTCGTCCTGCTTAATAAGGGTCGCGACCTTGTTTCCGTGATCACCACGAAGCATCCGCCCAACGAGATCTTTAGTGTTGGAAATTTTCGTCGGGTTTTCGACGACCACCCGCTTACGATCTGCTTTCCGAAGCTGGCTATCAGCCTGTTCGGAAGAGATACCGTGTGTCGGGTCGTAAATAACCGTTGCCTGATACTTGCTTACTTCCTTCGGCACCGGCTTCTTGTAGACCTTCTGAGCGAAGGCACGAACATCCGCTTCGTCGGATTTCTTGAGGCGAGCGAACAGCTTCTTGAACAGGGCCTTTTTCGTATTGTCTAGCTTGCGGCCTTGCTTCGTAAGGAAAAACCGACTGATCGTATGCAAAAGCGCCTTGTCCGAACGAATGTCCAGAGACGGTGCATGTGCATAACGCTTATCCAACTCGGACTCTTCGAAAGGGATTCCCACGATCAGTGGAGGCAGATTATCTGCGGCCCCTTGCTTTTCGAAAAGGTCGATGAATTGCGAAGCCACCTTGTACGTCGGGAAATACGATAGGTCGAGGTACAGTTGCCCGAGGACATATAGCTCATCCTTCAACGAAGCAACTGCGGGGTCCGAGGCAAGAAGATCACGAACAGCGGGTCCGTGGTTGCCGCGCATCATGTCCACAGCGAGGCGAAGCACCTTCTTTCGGTTGACAGTATTAGCTACGATCTCACGCTTGATATCAGCGGACCGCAACTGATCCATCGCATCTTCGTAGGTTACGCCAGCCGTGGGGTCCGGTACGATGGGCTTACCATCGAGTGCGTCGGACTCCGGGATGGGCGAAGCTAGAAGTGCTTTTTGCAACCGGGCCTTGACCGGGAGGTTCTGGATACCATCAAGATCCTTGCGCTCCATGTGGATACCATCGAGGTACTCTTCCCACAGGTCTTTGGTGTAATCGACTTCAAGGACGATTTCCTTTTGGAATACCGAACAGCGACCTTTACGGTTGTGGATGCAATCACCACACTGGCTCTTTGCCAGAACGTACTTGGCGTTCCGTGTGTTCGCCGTCAGACCCTTCTGAGGGCCGCCCTTGTAACAGTCTTCGAAAAGCTCGGAATCAATATAAACCGAACCGAGGAGGCCCCTTTCACTGAGGACGCCACGGACGGCTTTTTTCGACATGGAAAGGACTTCCGCATCGAAATTACTCTTGAGGATCTGAATTACATCGGGACCGGAGACGCCCGCCTGAACGTGGCGCTTGGCGAATTTTTCGACGATAGCAACCGCATCATCACCAGAGATTTCACCGGGAATGCTCCGCTCACTCCAGAAAGGGGTACGAGCGTTTGCGGGTTCGCGGTTTTCTGGCGACAGCCGATACTTATCGGCCTCCGTCAAATCTTTCCACTGTGCCTCAAGCTCAGGAACAGCATCCAAGTTTTGCTTCGGTAGCGCCTCAGTAGCGCGGTACTCATCTTCATCAACATCAAGCCAATCAAGATCCGATACCGGCTCATCCTCAAGGATAGCTCCGATGTCTCCTAAATCTGCCATGTGTGATCTCCTTTAGGATTCGGCGTCGACCAGACAAACCAGCAAAGCCATTCCCTTATCTACAAAGTCCAGATTCTTTAACGCACGCTCGAACATCAACCTTCTGAACTCCGAAAATATGCGAGGATCACCCGGTACGACGTTCGTTTCCTAACCTCATTTCCCTTGCTTTTCAGCAACGTCGTCTTCAACATGCTCTTCGTACTCCTCTTCGAAAAACCCTTCCGGGTCGTCAGTAATCTCTTGGGAGTCAGAAAGCATCTCTTCGACTTCGGCCTCATCATCCTCGTCTACATCGACAGCATCTGGCTGCCAGTGAGGGCCGCGAAGTTCGTCATTGATCGTATCTTGAATACCGGAAAGGGTTTCAAGCGAAGTGTTGAGGTCGGACCGCATATCTTTGATATCTTGGATGTAGCCCTTTCCACCCAACTTACCATCCGGGCTGATCGACACGGCTTTGATCTTTGTGAAACTGCTGTACGCCGAAACCATGTGCCCCAGAGCACACGAAATGGACCACAAGACTTTTGCCAGAGGCTTCTTAGCCTTTGGATCAAAGTCGTAGTTCCTCGGCATAGCACGACCATCAGGACCTGTGTCCTTGATGAATCGGACTTCGCCCGCAGTGCGAACCATGCCGGTCTTCTCAAAGAGATACTGAGAAGCCACACGCTCCGCAATCCGCTTTTCCCTATTGCTGTATGGCTTGTTGCTCATATCAGACCTTGAGGGGATTGCCTTCATCGTCGAAAAGGCGCTCGATTACCCAATCGCCCTCTTCGCTCTGCTTGAGCGACCAGAGATCACGCTCCGATTTACGGATCAGCGTATCACTTGCGACCCGACTGAAGCCCTGAAGTTGCTCTACGTTGGCAATGCGAATTCGCTTAGGCTCTTCAATCTCCGCCCCCACCAATTCACGAATGTCAACGGCTTCAGCATCGTCCCCAAGGTATGCATCCATCCCCGAGGATTGCATCATTACTTCGCCGAGATCAAAATCTTTATAGTCCATTGTGTGCCCCTTAAAAGCCCGAAAAGTCGAGTCCCTTCTTTCTGGCCCGCTCTTGAATCTTCTGGACCACTTCATGGTCCGTCGACAGAAAGGTCACGTAATCAAAACCACGACTACATGAGAGCTTTTTGCCGAAGCTAGACTTGGCGGTGCTCATGAATCCGGTAAGCCCCTGCTCATCTAGGAAGTAAACCGTAACGGTCGAAGCGACCTTGGAAACCTCATCCAGATAAGCTGCGGCAACCTTCTTCGACATAATGACTTTTCGAAGGCTACTTTTCATCGCATACACGCAGGGGCAATAGACGTACCAGTTCTAACCTAGAAAACATATAAACAGATTACTGATTGGTTAGGTGATCGTCTTCTTGCTACGGTTGGACCATTTCGGTAGCTTGATTTCGCGGAGGATGTTGAAATTGTAGCGGATCTTGACGAACGTTTTATAGTAACGAGCGAAGAGGGTTAGGTCCTCATCTTCAAGATCGTCGGGGAGGTCAACGAGGAGGTCAACAATCTCCTTTAAGCCGTCTTCGAATTCTTCGATTTCCAACTCTTTCTGACGTTGCGCTTCCATTAAGGTGTCGAGTTTGCCTTTGACGACAGCCACCTCTTGGAGGTCCTCATCATTACGGCGCACCCACGCATACACGCGGTCCACAAGCACTTGACCCATCCGGGCAAGGTTCGCAATGAATCGGTGGCGCACACGCCCTTGACTGATATCGAGAATGTCAGCAACTTCACTTTGGCAAGTGGACTCAAACATCTCGGCAAAGATGCGAGCGTCTAGCTTGGTAGGCATGACGGGAAGGAGGTCGTCGTAAATTTCGTCTTTTGTCACCTCGGGGATTTCGATCAAAAATCGAATCCTATCAAGGGCACGCTTTAGCCGGTAGGACACGGCGGCTTGAGTGATGTTGAAAATCTCCGCAATGTCCGTTTGGCGCTTGTTCAAGAAAAAGTAAAGACGGATCAAGTCCTCCTCACGGTCTGGCAACCTATCTAAAACGGCCTTGATCTTATCTAGGTGCAGCTCCTTCCATTGTTCGTCTTGCCGGGGAAGGGGCTCAAGCGTATCATCGGTCGAAAATCTACTCGCCAGTTCCTGCGGATCCAGCGGTTGGATGTAATGTACTGACATTTGTATCTCCTGTCTTGACGAACCCTGTCTTGGCCGTAAAAGAAAGCAAGTCGGCGCGGATGGATTCGATATCTAGCTGATCACAAAAACGCTCAATGACTTCTTCGTCATGACGTCCTTCGCGTTCGTCGTAATCCTCGATCGACCGGAGGTACATGATGTCCCGGTTGACGTAGGCTTGGTCCTCAAAATCGGTGAGGGTGTTTTCTTGGAACTCGGTTAGCTTCACTTCACAGTCATTATAAATAGATTCCAGATCGCCGTCGTGTTCTTGGACGATGGTGGCAATCTTTTTGCGGGGGAAACGATACATGCCCGGCATGTTATCGCTCTTGTCCCCATCGAACACCCGGTAAGACAAAAGGAGACGGGGCGGCACACCGTATTCCTCTTCGACTTTAAGGGCGTCAAAAAACTTTTCCGGGTGCGGCGTCATTTGCACAGTCCCGTCGCCCACCAACTGAAGTAGGTCACGGTCGCTGCTTATAATGACGTTCTTGTATTCGTCGTCACTGAAACGGTCACGCACAAGTGTCGCAATCATATCGTCGGCTTCGTAGCCTGCAGCGCTCACTTGGTGGATACCCGTGGCTTCAAGCAAATCCTGCAGCACAGACACTTGGTCAAATACCAACTGACGTGTCTCAGACGGCCCCTCCGACGTTTCATCTTTCCGGTTGCCTTTGTAGTCGGCATAGATAGCTCGACGTTCCTCGCGGCTTCCAGCGCCTTCCCACGCTACCCAGATATCAGCACCGGGGAAACGATCACGCAACTTGACCATGTGACGGGCAAAGCCATAGATAGTTCCAGTAGGCAACCCTTCGGAGTTCTGTAGCCCCTGCTTCTTGTCGTAAATGTAAGAGCAGCGAAAGGCGATGTTCATCCCGTCCACGATCACGTTGGTTTTCATAGTTCGTAGTCCTCATCGGAGTTAGCTGGTATTCGTTCGAAAAATTGGAAAGGTAATTCCACAATCACTTCCATGCTCTTCAGATCCACGATATGGACTGAAGCCCGTTCCTTGTCGGCGAACACGTTAAGGATCTTACCCCTAAGTGACGAGTACGCCCCTTCGCAAACCTTCACATAGTCTCCTACACAAATATCACGGGCCGCTTGACGGTGGAGCTTTTCCTTTAGTTCGTCTACGGTGTCCTGTTCCACATAGCAAATGAACCGTCCATTCGGTTCATCGTGGGTTAAGACACGACGCACATAAGGAAGCTCTTCAAGCGTGAAGAACGTCGATGGGGGTATCACCGCTTCGACGAAAAAATAACCCTCCATCAAACAGATGGTAACATTACTTTCCCGTCTTGAAAAGGTGATAGAAGGGACGAAAATCTCGACCCCCTCCCCGATCTCGGGTTGTAAAAGGCTTTGAAGCTCAGGCGGGGTTTTCTTTTCCCCTTGGTGACTAAGCTCCAAGATGACCCACTTTCTTTTTTGATCACTCATCAGGCGATTCGAATAGCTTCTTTTGCTCCGAGTAATCTGTTCCGGTGGGTGCTTTGGGGGTAATAGGGCGCGGCGCAGCTTTGACTGAGCTACGTTTCTTCCGGTAAGCGTCCATAGGATCTTCAACAGCATCTGCCGTCGCTGACGGTGTTCCACGTGCGGCTTTACCACCGTAGGGCATAGCTTTCTCAGCCATTTCCCTGTTTTCACGTTCTACGTCGCGTTTCGACTTGGGCTTGGACCCTGTGGGTGCTTTATCTTCGGTAACTTCTTGCGAAGGTTCCGAGGGGACCGGGACGGTGATCGTTTGTGGCTGGGAAGCCATCTGTACGGTACCGTTTTCAAGCTGGTTCTGTAGCATTAAAAGCTCGCAGACCAACGCATTCCGATCCATCTTCCGGTTCGCATTCAAGATGCGATGCGCTAGAGTAAGTAGTGTTTGTTCTTCATAGCATGAAGAAATCTGTTCTGCAAGCGATTTCTCCACGTAACTCAGACCAATAGTTATGCCTTTTGCCAACCTATATGATGCCATAGCCGCGTCGGCAATACCCTCGTAGATCGAGTCAGGATCTGTCTGGGTCAAGGCTTCCATTAGAGCGGCCATGCTTTTGTCTGGATCATCCCGAAGATGTAAGAGCATTTCATACTCCTTCGAAATTACATCCAATCCTAATTGCTGCCGAACGGTATCCTCTGTAACGGGACCAACCCGGCTTACTCGTTCAAGGGCGTTCACCATGTCTCGGATATGCCCTTTGCCATAACCGAAGATGAGATCAAGCGCGTCGTCGTCTTCGACAGCGATCTCTTCCTGTTCAGCTATGTAACGCAGGCGACGGACAACTTCATCCCTCGATGGCTCTTTAATACCAAAGACCATACAACGGCCTTTGATCGTACCCCGTAGCTTTTGCGGCTCGGTAGTACAGAACAAACACACGAGGCGCTTGTCTTTGGTGCCGGGGACATTATCCTCCATAGGCTTCAGGAGGGCGTCCATCGCCTGCGATGATAGCCGGTGGCATTCATCAATAAGATAAATCTTACGGTCGCCACCGTCCAATGTGTAATAGTTCAACCCTTCGACGATCTTGCGAATGTTGTCCGCACCCGTATGATTGGCCGCGTCCATCTCCTTGAATGAGGGACTATCCCCACGATCAAGGATTTCCCTGCAGGAGTTGCATTCGTTACAAGGTTCCGCCACATCAGGATCGAAATTATCACACAGCATTGCCCGTGCTAGAATACGGGCGGTCGTCGTCTTACCTGTGCCCGAAGGCCCAGAAAAGACATACGATTTTTGAAAAATGTCACCCCTTCGAAGTAGCTCTTGGAGCACATGAATCGTGCTCTGCTGGCCGATTACATCTTCGAAAAGGTCTGGTCGGTATTTCGTATCGAAAGACATGTGGCAGTGTGATCCTCAAGGTGGAGGGGCAAAAGCCCCTCCGGTGATTCTATTACGAATTGACCGAAACGTCGCTTTCGGTGTCCGTGTCAGCATCCGTATCTTGCGACCGGACCGTAGGTTCTTGCACCTTCGTCTGCTTGCGGCCAATGTCGATCACAGACAGCTTGTTGACCCCTTGATCCCAATTGGTTCCGTGACGGGCAAGGATAACCGGGAAGGCTTGAACTTCCGGCTTGCGGGTCTTCCACTTCATGTTCCCTTGCTTGTCCTCTTCACCGTAACATTGCTCAAGCAGGAAATCGACCCATGCTTCCTTGTTGTCGTTGTTCAGTTCGGTCCAAATATCGGCCCCGAGCACAATCATGAAATCGTAACCGCGTGTGCCGTCGTCATTCTCTTCCATCAACGGCTGATATTTGGCGGGCACCTTGAAAGACTTCCCTACGATCGGGCGTCCATCGCTCTTGGTCGCTTTCTCTTTGAAAACGAAAGCGATATTAGCGCCCACGAGGTCCGGGTGGTACCTGAGATAGTCGTTTGCGATATCTTCGGCTTCTGCTGCTTTCCAATACATCTGAGCCATTACGGTCTCCTTAGTGTTTCGTAGTAAAAAGGGGCTTTGATCACACCCTACGGATTGATACCACAATCCGATACGTAAAGCAACCTCAGAAAAGAAGTCGCCGTGTTAACAGTTCATTGAGTCCATCGTCACCGATAGATTCCCACACCTCCGACACATCCTTACCTCGGAGTTCGATGCGGCGTAGGGATTTGAAGGAGTCTTTATACTCACCTTCAAAGCGTTGCCAGAAATGGTTGCCGCCCCAATCCATGTCGAAAACCACGTTAACGTGATCTACAAACCGGGTGAGAAATGCAATCTGGCGCTTACTCACATTCGCCGTACCAGTACATATCGTATTAGGAAAGATACGTTGCAACGGGAAATAGTCAAACAACCCTTCGCATATATACACTTCGCGGGTATCCCAAATCCGGGGCATCGCAAGCTCCGCCCCGAAAAAGATCGCATCCACGCGAGAACGATTCAAGTAAAATTTCGAATAGTCCTTTTTTGTTTGGATCGGGGACCGCAACTGAAGACCCCGCAAAACACCTAGCGGGTTCCGCATAGGGAAAACCAACTTGCCCCGGAGGCGGTAACCCTTAGACGACCATTCCAGATAGCTCTGGATATCCTCGTCGTCGCCGGAAAAGTACGGGGGCCACACATCCTCTGGAAAATACCCAATGCCAATCTGTTCGATCTGTGCGTCTGAAACGCCCCTCGCTCGAAGGTAATCAATCGCTGGGCTCTTCCGCACGTGTTTCTGTGCTGCTGTCAAGATCCGGTTCAGGAACATCGTCATGGTCGTTTAATCCTACTCGTAGTATGATCATGCTTCGCTCCGCATTGTGGACCAAAATGCTAGCAAAATCCCCCACTCTAGTCATCAAGCCTACCGACTTTGGTTCGCCCGAAAATACGATATGCTCTGACATGTGGGGATTGAAATAGACGGGAACCTCGCCCACTTTACCCACGTGTAAATGCTCGGCCATCCACTCGTTAAGAAGGTCACTGGTTATGTCGCTAATGCTATCGACCTTTTCCGGCAAATCAATAAGATCGGCGGTTACAAGAGCCGCAAAACCTACCAAGCCTACAAAGCCGTGCTGGGGTTCCAGATCATACGACTTCAAATAGGTTGCTACCGTGTCCAGCAAAGTTTCGTCAGGGAGTGCTATTTCAGCCACACCACCCCACTGCCGTTTGGACCCGTGGTCGTAAAGGAAATCAATGAGGTCAGCGTGCTGTGCCTCCTCATCATCGAAATCCAAATCGAAAAATCCGGTGCGGGTTTCACGCTGTGGGGCCACACGCACCATGTGAAAGTCACCGGACCGAAGACTGATACACGCCTCTTCAAAGTCTCCCGACACAGGATAAGACATAATCATGGGCGTTTTAAGGCCGCCTTGATCAGCCATATCACGCCGGTGGCGGTCCACAAATAGCAATTTAGTCAAAGAGGACATATCAACCCCGCGTAAACCATAGCTTAATCCTTTGCCACCACGACAAGTTCGTAGTGACCTCTTCAGGGGCCTCACCTAAAGTCCACTGAAGCATCGCCACATCGCGATACTCAGTGAAAAGTATCTCCGGGTCCTGAAGTTGCCCGTCGAATTCCTTTTTGAGCGTCGCCTTGTCGTGCTGGTTATCAAAAAACGGGCACGTCTGAGCGTTCTCATCGGTGTCACAAATATTGCCCGGCCAATTTTCCGGGTCTTCCGCACCAAGCATACATAGCCGGAGGGGGCCGTCTTCCTTTACATGCTCATGGTTATGAACACAGTTACACGGCCTAACGCTCAATCGATCATCAAGGTAACGCGCTAAATAGCGGTACCTGAGATCACGAAGCTTCTTATTAATCTCTGACGCATCTTTCATAAGCTTATCCTAAAAGATCGTCAAAGCTCATTTCTTCTATCACAGAATCCTCTTCAATCTCTTTAGGTATATACCCATCTTCCCAAGGAGCTTTCGTATTACGTGAATACTCAGGGGTGAGCTCAAGCCCTATTTGATCCTTTTCACCATAATCACGAAGTCCGAAATAAGGAGGACTCGTCCAGATCATGTGAACCGATTCATCAGGAAGCCCCTCTAAACGTTCACGACAATCCCCCACCAATATCTTCCAGTTATTGTGTTCTATGTCTGTCATCGTATTTTCTTTAGTTGTAGACGCTCATTGGCGTCAGAGGATCCCATGTATGCGTTATCACTTTGATCTACAAAGTCGGCGTTATGCGTCACCAACAAAATGTTCACGTCCAGTTCGTCACACAGCTTGCGCAAAAAATCGCCGCAAGTCTCTACGTACTCCGTGGACAGAGCGCCCAACGCCTCGTCCAAAACCAGGTACCTAGCTAGGTCCGCCTTCAAGAGGACTAGAATACGCAACAGAAGGCTTACAACAGACGCTACGCCGCCGCCGAAAGATTCAAGGGGGTTAGCCCGGACACCGTTCTGCTCGGTCACAAAATTGGCGTAGACCTTCCCACGCTTTTGCTCAACCTCGATATCGAACTTGACGTCTTGGTCGAAATAAATCGACTGCAAACCTTCCGTAACGATCCGGCTAAAGGACTCAGCGTATTCGTACACGTACTTGTTCAGGAGGTGCTTGAATAGCTCGCCCACCTTTTCCAAAAGAACGTCCTCTTGGTTAAGATGCTCGATCTGTCCCGTAAGTTCCGTTTGCCGCTCTTGGAGCATGGCGTAAGACGTCTCCACTTTACGCGCTTGATCCATCACGGATTCGTATCTCGCTTCAAAATCAGGCGTCATCAGAAACCTCCACGGTCGTGTAACCCCAATCTTCACAAGATTCACACGGTACGAAATTCCCATCAACTTCAAGCTCACCATAGCCTTCACAGGTACTACAAAAAGTTTGGATCACGTAACGCCCATCCCCAAACTCAATGTCCTGAGCTACCTTTTTACCCTTTTTCACAAGGTAAGGACTACCACAACACCCACAACCCCCTACCACAAAACCGTGCTTATCCGTGAGATCTTGAAGATCGGATAAAAATTCCGCTACTCTATCCTTCATCATAGATCGACTCGTAAGGTCACGAGGCAAATGCGAATATTGTCGTCTTCGGTCTTTTCGTAGAGCTTGACGTATTTGGTCTGAGCACCGTCATGGGCGCTAACACCGATCGTCACCTCATCATCGTCATACAACGACAGAGGGTTCGTCAAGAAGTGCCGGTTGACTTTGAGTGATACCGACTCGCCCGAAGACTTCACACGAACGACCGGGATCTTAACCACCGAATCATGCTTTTCTAAGGCGTCTTTCATCTTCAAGGTCAATACGCCCTCAGCACCCTCGGGGCCAGCGACACCGATTTCAAGCACCACGTCGTCCGGGTCTGCCGTAGCTCCCAGCGCCTTAACGGCACTCTGGAGCTTCGTCTTATCTACCGACCACACTTCCGGCTCGGAAAGGTCAACCGGGATACCGGGAATGTTCGGGAGCGCCAGATGCGTATCGGGATAACCGAAAAGGGATCCGTCGTCGGATTCGACCACGAAAAGGTCGGACTTCGACACGGTGCAGGAAAGGTCACACGTCTTGCTGAGGAACGAAATCAGCTTTTTGATTTCATCCTTTGTGATCTTAAACCGCTCTTCGCTATCCACATACTCAGCCAGCGCATCGTCTTCATCGGCCTCAGCCAACTTGAACATGGCCAGTGAACAGGTATCGGTCGCCAGCATATCCCGGCCCCGCAACTCCGTCACTTGCAAATTGTTCGCAAGCTCGTTGTTCGTCGTAGCTTCCCCAATGAAAGGGCGCACGAATTTCAGGGAATCCACGAATGCGTTGGGGTTGATATCGAAGAGCTTGGTTTTGTCTTCGAGGCGCTTGGAAAAGTCCGGGAAAGAGGCTGCATCGAGCGATGCAAAATGGCCCTTAGCTTCGCCGCATTCCATAACCACGCCGTTAGCGTCGGCTTCCACGTCAACCACATCGTCAAACACGCTACCGACCCACTGAGAAAGCCGTGCGGCCTCTACGGTGAAACTACCCTCACCATGAAGGGAATCTTCCACGATTGTAGTAGGTACCTTGACCATGATTCGGCGGTCGGTAGCCCACAAGACGAGACTATCCTCCTCGACCTTGAAAAGAATCGAAGAAGTGATCACACCCGCATCGTTGGTAACAGCGAGGCTTGCTACATCGAGGGCCGCCTTCAAAGCGTCCTTTTGAATACTAAATCTCATACCGTAACTCCTAATAATTTCAATCGTCATACTTGGCGAGTTTCTCTTCCACCTCTTCCAAAGCGGACTCAGCCAAGGCAACCTTGCCGTTTAGCTCTTTACGCTTCTGGGGAAGAAGGTCCGGGATCTCTTTAAGATCGTAACCCTTTTCGGCGGCCTCCTCCTTGAGGTTGCGCAATTCTTCTTGCGCATTTTTAAGGCGGGCCACCTTTTCCGCCTTTTGACTCACTAACTGCTCACGCTGTGATTTGATCTTCTTGATGCGAGCTTCAAGATCGGTCATGTCGCTCATAGTGATACTCCTTCGTATTAATCCGAATCTTCGATCTTACCGCCAAAGCCTATCATAACAGATCCCTCGTTACTTTGCGAGAGGCTTGGGAGCGTTTCTTCACCACGCTCGGCGCGGTTCCATCGACGCTTTTCACGGCGGGTCGCTTTCTGTTGTTGTCGCTCAACGCATACCGCTTCCCACGGGCACCACTTACAGTGGGACGGTTCCGGGTTTGCCTTGAAACGTTTCTTCTGGATGTTGGTAAACGCAGCTACCAGATCGTTGCGCAATTTCGCAATACTTTCCGGGTCAGGCTTGATCCAGTCAAACGCTTTCTCGGGGTCATCGGCGAAACGGTAGTAATAAAAGCCCAGACGGTCTGGCAAACGATTGTGCAATAGCTTGAATGCCAAGGCATAGAACAAGAGCTGCTCTTCGTCTACGTACTTTTCACGGTGCTTAGACGACTTGCCGTCAATCAACAGCACTTCGTCGTTTTTCTTGCGGATCAAGAAGTCGGCGATCCCGTACAAAAAATAGCTCGACTGTAGCTGCGTGCGAAGAACCACCTCGCTTCGCGCATACGGCCCTAAGAGCTTTTCACGCTTAATACCTTCCAGCACCTTGGGTACGATCTCCAAACACGTCTCAAGCAATTCTAGCGGCTCGTACCGGCACTTGATATCGTTGAAGTCAACGTGCTCCTCGTCGAGGAACTCGTAAAAATACTTCGGCACCAAATCAAGTAGCTTTTGCGAAGTCCCTTTGCCGGATCGCCACAACTCATCGTTGTAGAAATCTTCGTAAACACGCTGGACCACACTACCAACAACCGCATTATGCTTCGAATCCGGTTCGGGTGGTTCCTCTTTATCTACACGTGTGAGGCGGTACCTCTTAGGACACTCGCGGTACGTCTTGTACCCTGAGTACGATAACCAGTATTGCTTTCCCATACTTTATCCTGACGCTGCTGCTTCTAAGTAGCGGAGCGCCCGGTTTCGTACCTCGTGATCGAAATCCTCCAAGCCTTCGATAGCTTGGCGGATGTTATCTTCTTCGTTCACGGACGCAGACTCTGATAGCGTTTTAATGAAATGGTCGATATCTTTCCGTTCCTGTTTGATACGCTCATGCTTCTCTAGATCAAACACTTCGGAAGCCGGTTTTACTTCGATTTCAATCGGTTCGGTGTGGATTTTTACCTCACCCTCCACTTTTTCCACGCGGATATAACCGATCCGGGGGATGCGCTTCAGATTGTCATTGGTAAGCGACCCCCTGCTGAGGGAACCCAAGTTGATAAAGGGCTTCCCCAACACATCTTGAATGCCTTGATCAATGTGGTAGTGCCCGAAAATGAAAACGTCCGGGGAGCATTCAGCTAGTTGCTGGTATGACAAAAATTGCTCACGCCCGAAACTTTCCGTCCCGGTAGGTGAAGCATACGTATGGGCGGCCACGATCAATACGTCTTCGTCCCCGCGCTCAATTTCAAAGTCAAACACATCGAAATCGATCTTGTAAGGCAAACCCACGACGCGGACCACAAGACCATCGTCGTCTTCGAACCGGACGTCTCCCATACGTTCAAAAACCCCGGTTGCGAATAAAACGCCAAGGGGTTGCTTTTCTACGTAATCGACGTTGGCATACGGAAAGTCATGATTGCCGGGGTTTTCATAAACCGGACAGGGATAGGACCGGTGCAGATCAGCTACCTTACGTACCAACAAATGGCTGTTTCGTGACGCCGCCTTGTTGTGAAAAAAGTCGCCGTTATCCAACACGGCATTCACTTTCTTTTCACGGGCCATGTCGCCGATCTGTCGGAGCTTACCAAGTAGCGTTTCCATGTAATCGTCGCACCTAGACTCCGGTGGACGATCGTTAATATGGACGTCGGTTCTAACCAAAAATGAAATCATGGGGACACATCCCGTTCACAAGTAGGACAGGTACCTGCCTCGTGCAGGGTTACATGCAACTCATCCTTATTGGCCTCGATCTGCTTGTCAAGGTCGCCGATCTCAGCCTTAGTGGCGGGGATAAGCGAAAGGATACTGTCCAGACGGGTTGCTATTTTGTCAAGGTCTTTACATTCGATATAGGCATCTTCAAGGTCGCCTTGCGTCGGCAATTCCAAACTGCCAAGATCCTTGAAACGCCTTACCACACTTCCGATGCGGCGGGTCTTGGCGGCTAGGGATTCTAGCTCCCTGATCTCACCAAGCAACCCATCGTCATCCCATTCAGGAATATCGACCTTTTCTACACCCGCGAACTTCTTGAGTTCGGTGCGACCACGATCGAAACGCCGGGCATACCGCGCCAGCGTTTCAACCTCTTTAACAGCATCGTCGCCATCCCATGAGGGAACGGAAAGAGCTTCGACCCCATCCAAATGTTGGAGTGTAGTGCCCAAAGTGGAACGCTTCTTTTCGAACCCATCGAGGACTTCGATCTCCTTGTTAAGAGCCGTAATGCCTCGGTAGTAGGTCCGTACTTCCTCTACCTGTGCCATATCGTCGTCGTAATTCTCGTAGCGATTTAGTTCTTCTTTTACAGCATCGAGGTCCGTGCGTCGGACCTTCCGCGTGCTCCGCACTTCCCGACGTTCCTTATCGCAATTTCTAAGTGCGGTCTGGACGTCAGTAAGGCGGCCCACATCGGAAATGGCTTCGGCTGCAAGGCTGCCAACCTCATTCAAAAGGAATAGGGGGTGGAACTGATCGGAGATCTGAACGTTGATGGAATCACGTCCCACCTTCATCTCACCGAATCCGGCCTCGGCCACGTGGGGAAGGCTGCCCCTCCCCACGCTTTCAAGAACCTCTCCGTTGATCACGTAACCATTGTGACCGCCGCCCTTTTTCCAAATGAGATTGAACTCCGGGCAATCCAATTCGACCTCGGCGTGATCAGCGGTTCCGCCTTTCGTTACGAAATCATCGCCCTCTCGGTTAACGAGGGCTCCTTGAATTGCCCGGACCATCGCCGACTTACCGATGTTGGACTTACCAACTACTACGGTAAAGCCGTCGATTTCGATCTCAGCGTCCTCAACGGACTGGAAGTTCTGGATTCGAACTTTCACGTATCATCCATCTCGTTTTCGAGGAATACGGCTGTGGCCGGGTTTTCGTCGAGGTAATCAATAGCGGCATCTCTGCCCCGTACTGATTGCTCTTCACCATCTTCATCGGTGAATTTATACCACGGACCGGCTTGGTCGATCAATCCCTCTTCAAGAGCTAGATCAACTAGCGCTTCGATAGCAGGGTCCACGACCTTTTCAGACGTAGTTTCACCCGTAGCTTCGGAGGTATCATCCTCGTTCTCGCCGATCTTAGTGACGCCGCCCAACGCTGAGAAAGACGAAATCTGATTGACGAGGTGCATGAACTGCGAGGTGTTTTCAAGCAAGTAATCCCGAAGGTTCTCCTTGCCCTGCAAGCTCTGCTCTTCACCTTGCTGGTCCACGAACTTGTACCACGCGCCCGCACGTTGAATCAGATTGCGATTCTCAGCAATGTCCATGATAGAACGCACGTTGTCGATTCCTTCGCCGTAGCGTAGCACAAAATCAGTGCTGTGGCCTTGGTGCATCGACACTTTGTTCTTGGTGCATTGGGCGCGAACGATGTTGCAAATCGGCTGCTTTTCGCTATCGCCAGTGAGATCGTTTTCGATCTTGGAGTATTCGGTTTTCACCCGCTTGATCTTCAAACGGAGCGAAGCGTAATACTTCAAAGCGCGGCCACCCGACGTATCCTCGTCCGGTCCCGTATCGTACTTGCTCGTCTTGATCCGGCAGCGAAGCTGGTTCAAGTAAATAAGCGACGTTCCCGAATGGCGGAGGTCGTGAACAAGGTTCGGCAAAAAGCTCGATTGAAGTCGAGCAAGCAAACCGATCTGTCCCGTTTCAGACACATCCTTTTCGAAAGTCGCCTGCGGTACCATAGCCGACACTGAGTCAATGATGATCAGGTCGACTTTAGCGTTGACCATGATCTTGATGATCTCGGCACCCTCTTCCCATGTGATCGGGGAATACAGGTCCCATTTGTCGTCGCTAAAATCCACACCCAAGGCTTGGGCATAGGCGGGAGCAATGGCGTTCTCATAATCAAGGAAGCAAACACTGCCTCCTTCGCTCTGGCACTTCACAGCCGCTTCAAGCGCAAGCGTCGTCTTACCGGACCCTTCGGGACCGTAGATTTCTGTCATGCGCCCACGGGGAAGTCCGGGGCATTGTCGTTGACCGTTAGGGAGCTTGTTGCCCCCGATCAAGAAATCAATAACAAGCGAACCGGTCGAAATTGCATCAACCGGCGTCGTGTTATTGGGGTCGAGTTCGACTCGGTTCTTGAAGTCGATCTTCTTGTTCTTCTTTAAGGCCGCTCGGGCCTTTGCTAGATTGGACATGTGGGTTGTCCCCTTGTCGTCGTAATCGTTTCATTCGACTTAACTTCCATTATTCTTCGTAGAGGTAGTCGTACTTTTCGTCTTTCAACAAATAGTATTTTTCATCCTCTTGATAGATCAAGCCTTTGTACTCGATCTTCCCCGTTTTACGCTTTTTGACTGTCTTGGTGAACGCCTGTGCCTCTTTCGAGGATAGATCATCTTCGGTGATATCACCGTCGAGGAGCGACTTGAATCGGGCAGCAAAGTACCCGATCAAATAGGCGTCAGCCACGTTGTTATTGAGGCGACCTTCCCACTCACCATCGAGTAGATCCTTCATCGCATCTTTCATGTCGCTCTTGAACATCTTGCCTTTATCGTCCAAAACGTCTCGGACAAAAGCCTTCAGTTGCGTCGGCATGAAATATACGAAAGGGAGCCGGTGATTCATCAAGATCTCGATCGTATACATATAGAGGGCATAAAGCCCCATAGCATAGCTCGCCCGGTAAGGCGGATGCTCGATCCCAACGAAATCAATGTCGTGTCCGCAGTCTTTAATGATCTCATCAAGACCATCAGCTAACATGCGGTAGCGACGTGGCATAAAGGTTTTGGCGGTCGTCTTCATGACACCATAGTCAAGAACGGAATCCATCCCATCCTTATCAGTGTCAATCAGAGTCCACCCGTAACCCGTTATAGACGGGTCCAGTCCAAGTACAATCATAGGCTATATAGGGGGCAAAGGGGCGGGACCCGAAAGCCCCACCCCGATAGACTTCGATTAGTCGATGTCTTCCATCAGATCATCATAGTCGATGTCTGAGGAAACGTCGGGTACGACGTCCGTATCCTCGCCGAAGTGCTGCTTGATCTCATCAACAGAGAGATCACGGCAAAGAGAAAGGGTGTGCTCCTGTTCGGCAACACGCTCCAGAATCTTTTCACGGATCTGGTCGTTGCGCTGCCACAAAGCCTGACCGTTGCACGCGGTGAACGACAGTTTTTGGTACTGATCGTCGGTGCAAGTGACTTTGATATCATGAGCGGTGAGGGGGAATTCCTCGTGGATCGTAGCAAGAAGACGGTACTTGTCTTCACCGAATTGCCACTCCAAGACTTCGAAGTCCAGTTGCGGCTTTCCGTCTGCGCCTTTCGGCAGTGATCCGTTGCGGTCGGTCTTGTACTTCAGGACGAAAGTACCGATACGACGCTTCGGGGGTCCGAATTTTTGCGTCGTGTACTCCCCTTTGGCATTGATGTATCCAAGGCCGGGGGCGTAGTGGTAATTAGCCATCTTGAACTTGGGGGTGTCAGTCTCCGCCATGCGACGGTTACCCTCCTCGTCCTTGAAAAACCATACGATCGCGAGACGATCGGTGTGGTTCTTCTTACCTTTGTACCGCTCAACGCGGCCTCCGGTCATAACTTTCTTGTCGTCTTGCCCAAAACCAATCAACTGTTCTGCATCAGACATAGGTATGTCCTCATCGTTTTAGACGGCCTACCAGCGCGTGGACTACTTTGGCATCCAATAAGGTGCGATGGTCGCTGCGCTTTAGCACCGTCAGTTGTTATTAAGTGGCCGATCACCAACCCATTTGGTGAGGGCCTAGAGAAGTTAGGTGGGAAGATATCAGGCAGTGTGTAAAAGGTAGGTTATGTGATCACTGCCTGTGATCTAGCTGTTAAAAACGCCTTATTCGGCGTCTTCGACGTTGAACTGAGCCGTCACATCGCGAGGCTCAGTGCCTCCCTTGTCTGGACCCTTGCCACAAGCCAAAAGCTCTTTACGGCAATCGTTGAGTGCCTCACGGGCATTCATCAGGGTCTTTCTTGCTCGGGTTGCTGCGGCACGGTTTCCACCGTAACCTTTCACAACGTCTTCCTCGGAAGCCCGGAGGGCTTTTACGAGATCTTCGTAGGCGCTAGCCATAATTAACTCCGTTACCTTGCCTTCTCTATAGAGAAGGAATTATCAAAAGAATACCGAATCTCAGGCGAGGCTTTCCAGTGCCGCTTCGAAATCGAGGTCCATTTCGGATTCCTCTTCGAAAACCGCTGTCTTGTCAGCCTCCCCCACATCCGGCTTGTCCGATACGGACTGATCCGTATCGCTAGACTCTACTTTAACATCTTGATCTGCGCTGTCAACCCCTTGATCACTCTTTTCTTGATCTTCGCCGATAACGAACAGGTTCTCATAGTCCGGCTCGGCTTTCCCTTTGGTTTCGGGATCTTCGTCCGGGTTTTCAAACATGTTATCGGAGTCAACTTCGATATCTTCGGCTTCGATCTGGGGTGAATCAAAGTCCCCCATATCGTTGCCCCACATGGCACCGGTTTCGATCTCCGCCTGAATCAGTTGCTTTTGCAAGCGAATGTCCCGGTTCACGTCCCTAAGCTCACGGAGCTTCGATTCGATCACAGTATCAACGTGACCGGCGTCCGTAAGGGAAAGCTGCAAATCATTGATCTGGCCGATCTCCTCTTGCAACTTGGTACGGGCCAGTGCCTCACGATCGGCTTTCGATAGGCCACGCATCTGAACGATCTCAGGGTCGTTTGCCATGAGGTCGTTGTACTGTAGCTCGAAATCAGCTTCCACCATGCGGAGCCGCCGTTCGATCTGGCGCATATACATCTGGCATTCACGGGCGAAACGCTGCACTTCATTGGTGAAGTTACGGCACTTAGCGACCATGTTGTTCAGGAACTTTGGGCCTCGTTCGATTGGATCGTAATCCAACTCAAGGTCCATTTCCGAAATGCGCTCAAAAATTACGTCTACTCTTTCGTCGTCCATATTACCCTCCTATTCCGATCATGATTGTGCGACCGGATTACGAATGGCCTCATCATTAGCCGACGATTGACTGTCGGTATCCGATTCCTCGACCGCTTTAATACGCGCACGCTGCAAAGCCTCGTACATCGGCGTGAGCTTTTGCACCTGCGCTTGTCTATTGTTCTTTGTGATCTGCTGGCGGATGAATGCGTCGGTGTAGAGGTCCTCGACCACTTTCTGGGCCAAACACGACTCTGTATACCGGGCCTCTTCCATCGTCCACCCCTCGTCGTCTTCACACTTGGCGGTGTACGACAAAAAGGATGAGGTCTTAATCCCGGCTGGGCTTCGCCCTTCCAGTGAATAGGAAGACGTCACCCGTTCGATTCGGATCGAATCTCGGAGTTCCTGCTCTGTTCGTTTGCTCATAGTAGTGCTTCCTCGTTAGTAATCACGAACGGATCGTAACCCTTACCTTACCAGATCGAACCACCTAGTCAATAGGTGATCTTCGTGGGTCCAACAAATAGTTTTGCGAAATGATCTACTACGTCTTCGATGGTTTCAAAATGATGATAGAAACGGGAAGCCCCTCCGGTATCAGCATAGCCGGGACTTTTCGTTTTACCAATGCCCCCATCATTGCCGTATACTTTTACCCGACCAACATAATCATCACCTATCCCCTTGTTACTCGAAGGACAAGCCCCGCTCTGAGCATCCATGATCTCCGCCGTGGCTCCCGTCAACATCAAGTTGGCGGGGTAACGTCCCTTGGAAGTATCAAGTGCGCCGCTACCTGAGCTACGTTCGAACGTCCCTAACTGCCCTTTGCTGGCATACATCCTACCAGACTTAGGGGTGTTACACCGTTCCATAGCTTCTTGGTCCCATTTATCAACAGGTATCCGGCACGTATTCACATCCAACGTCCCGACCCCCTTGCGTATGACCTGATCGACGTATGTGCTATCTACAGGGACGCGGCCTACCAGAACCACGACCGGAATGTCATCGGTCTGGTAACTGATAGCATCCCGGATCTCAAAGCCTAAGCGCCTTAGTGAGAAGCCCGCGCAATCTACCCGAGCGATGGGGCTTACAAAAGCTACCAAAGCCCCTGCGTCTAAATCAGGGGCCTCTGTGGTGGGGTATTTAGCTATCCAGTTCATCCATACTCTCGGCCAACCGCTCTGCTAGTAGAGTATTGCGTTTGGCGACTTCATCGTTGCGGACCGCCTTTTGGATGGCTTCCCAATCACCGAAAATGAACACCTTGCGCTTTGCTCTAGTCACAGCGGTATACAAAAGGTTTCTTTGAAGCTGGATCGAAAAGCCCTTGACAAATGGCATGACCACGTAATCGTACTCCATGCCCTGTGACTTGTGGATCGTGATACAGAAGGCCAGATTAAGCATGTCCGGGGCCTCCTTGAACTCGATCGGGATGAGCTTGGTCTTACCAAAGTCCCGGATACGGATTTTGATTTGGGAATTTTTCGAGTCGATTTCCGTAATCGTACCGATTTCCCCGTTGTAGACCCCTTTTTCATAGTCATTGGCCGTCACGATGATTCGGTCGCCTTCACGCAAACGTAAGCCTCCGCGCAACGTCGTCTCCCGCTGGTTTTCCAACGGGTTCAAAACTTCCCGGATACGCTGGTTGAGGTTGTTCACGCCGAGGTCGCTCTTCCATCGTGGGGACAGCACTTGGAACGTGGCGTCTTTATCGACCTTCGCCTGAAGCCCCTGAATGACACGTAGAATGCCATCTACGATTTCTTCGTCACTGTCACGGGGGATGAACCTGAAATCGGTCTTGGGGTCTGTGGGGTCGCCTACACGGGGATCCTCGCCACGGTTAATACTGTGGGCGTTGAGGATGATATCGCTGGCTTCCTCTTGACGGAAAATCTGCGTCAGTTGGGTACGAGCAATCTGGCCAGATCGAATCAGTTCGTGCAACACGTTACCCGCACCAACCGAAGGCAACTGCGCATGGTCGCCGACAAATACGAGGATCGTCTCTTTCTTCAAGGCCGATAGCATCCGAAACATCACTTGCTGGTCGACCATTGAAAATTCGTCGACGATCACGGCGTCTACCGGGAGCATGTTGTTCCGGTTGTAAAGCCATTCGCTGCCCTCACCACGATAGCCCAAGGCCCGGTGGATCGTCGCTGCAGCCTCACCAACCACGTTCGATAGACGCTTGGCGGCAATACCGGTAGGCGACATCAACTGGACCGCGAGGTTTTGCTTCTTGAACAGGTCCATAATCGCTTTCGTGACCGTCGTCTTACCTGTGCCCGGAAGGCCAGTCAAAAGGATGACCTTGTGGTCCTTGAGCGATTCAATGGCTTGACGCTGTTCGGTGGAAAACTGAATCTTGTGGCTTTCTTCGTACATCGAAATGAAATCTTCGAGGTCCATTCGGAAATGGTCGTGTTCCCCCACAAAGGTCGATAGCAACTCCGCGCTGCGTTGTTCGTAGGTATGCAGGGGCGCTAGGTAAATCTTACCCTTGTCCGTAACGATACGGTCACGGCTCTTGAGATCCTGAAGGGCCGTGCGTACATCTTCGGTGGTGAGCTTGCGCCCAAAATCTGTCACCTCGTTTCGCCGGATGAGGTAGTACACCTGATTGATAAGCTCGCTGGCTTCCAAATAGAGGTGCCCCGTACCGTTGGATGCGTTGTGTAGGGCGTACTCAATGCACGCTCCGATGCGGAAGGTCGAATCAGGCTCTACACCAAGGGCAAGGGCCACGCGGTCCGCTATGACGAAACCAACGCCTCTGATTTCCATCAAGCGGTACGGATTCTCTTCCACATTATTAACGGCGTCCGTTCCCCACTCGTCGTAAATGCGCTTGACCACACCATTAGGCAGGTCGAGATCCAACAGGTGGATAGCAATTTCACGGTACTCGTTGTACTTGGCCCATTCTTTAGCAAGGTTGTCACGCTGGACCTTGTTGAGGTTGGACACCTCTTCGAGCCGTTCGGGATGGTTGGACAAGACGTCAAGGGTATCGGTCCCGAAATGATTCACCAGCCGTTTGGCGGTTACGGGTCCAACACCGTGGACGTAGTTTTCCAGATACTTCTGAATCCCGTCGTTACTGTCGAGATCTCCGGGCACGAAAGCAGCGGCGTCGAAGGTGTGGCCATATTTCGTCTGTTCCCACTCACCTTCGAGCACCACCTCTTGGCCGGGGTAAGGCTTTTCGAAAAGGAAATTGCCTTTGGCCTTTTTCGGGCGTCGATTGTCGGTCGAGTCTTCCACCACGAATACGTAGAAATTCGATTCTTCGTTGGTGAAAATAACCCGCTTTACAGTGCCTCGTAATTCCATTCGTATGCCTATGCCTTACATCATGTTGTAGAGTTCGTTCTCGGAAATGATGGGAACACCATACTTCCGAGCCTTCGCAGCTTTGCTTGACGACGTATTAGGATCGGCGGCGACCAGATAGTCAGTCGACTGCGCCATCCCCTTCACTGTACCACCTGCGTCCTGAATGTCACGCTTAATGTGAGCGCGGGGCTTGGACAGGGCTCCAGTCAGGGTGATGCGCTTGCCCTTGAGGTTGCCTTCACGCTTCTTGATGGTCACGTAATTCCGATCGAGCAACTGCCTCAGAACCGGTTCACGGTCCTTGATACCTTTCGTGAATGCAAGCGCCGTGGCCTCACCGATACCGTCGATGTAAGTGAGTTCGGTAGCATAAGCCGTCGTGAGCTTGTCCACCGTATCGTATCCGGCCTGCATGAACTTTTGCACCGTGCGATTACGGATTCCTTCGATACCAAGGCCGCCGATAAGGGCGTCCAGAGTGACCTCCGAATTCTTCACAAGCTGCTCGATAAGGCTGGTAGCTGTGCTACGCCCCACGACCGCCCCATTGGACTTCTGAAGGTCTTTCAAGTCGGAAACGGACAGGCGATAAAGGTCGTCGACATCTTCGACCAGACCCTGTTTGACGACTTCCTCGATGATGAAATCGCCCCATTCCAGAATCGAAATGGATTCGATCCACTGCTTGATACGTCCCGCTGCCGATGCCGGGCAAACCGTTCCGCCCGTGCAAACGACGTATTCGCCTTCCGACTTGGTTTTGCTACCACAAGAGGGGCACTGCGTCGGTGCCGTAAGGTAGCCCACGCTTTTCTTGGAAATCAATTTCTCGACGCGGGGGATAACATCGTTGGCCCGCTTGACCATAATCTGGTCGTCGATGTTGAGATTCATTTCCCGGATGTAGCTGCTGTTGTACAGGCTGGCCCTGCGGACTTCCGCACCGGCCAGATCCACCGGATCGAATTCAGCGACCGGAGTGATGCGGCCCGTGTTACCCGTCTGCCACACGACGTTTCGAAGCGTCGTAATAGCACCCTCAGCGGCGAACTTCAAAGCCACGGCCCCATAAGGGTTGCCACTACGCTCCCCGGCCCTCTTGAAGTGTGTGGACTTCTGGAGGCGAATCACAAGCCCGTCGATGTCGTAGTTCAACTCGTCACGGAGCGTGTTTTCGTACTCCTGATAGATGGTTTCCAGACCCGCACGACCGAAACCGTGGTTGGGAACCTTCAATCCCAACTCCGTCTTGATGAAAAAGAACTTTTCCTCGTCATCTTCGAATTCCAGTCCCCGGCTGGCGACGTCGTAGCACATGACCGTCAGGTGCTGGCACCCTTGCGCCTTGTCCCGACTTTCCCGCTTGGCGATACCAGCGGCGGCATTGCGTGGGTTGGCGTAGTCCGGGAAATGGGTCCTCCACATGTCATGGGTGAGTACGATTTCGCCCCGGATCGAACCGGTAAGGGCGTGCGGCAGCTTGCGCTTGACGCCGCGCATCATCACGACATTGGCGAGGATATCTTCGCCCACGAAACCATCACCACGGGTGATAGCGCTAACGAGGTTGCCATTTTCGTAGTTCAAAGAGATGCTGATACCGTCCAGCTTCTCCGACCAGCTAAGAAGGCCGCTGGCGGGTACTTTCGTGGGCTGAAGGGTCGTTGACACCGAGGCAAACCAATCACGCAAAGCCGTGATGCTGTTGACTTTGTTGAGGCTGGTCATCGCCATCTGGTGGCGCATCTTGGACCATTTGGTTTTACCAGAAGGGGCCGCCCCTACGGACGTAAGGAGGTCATTGTCGGGATCCAACCGCCGAAGCTCATCTTCCAGAGCATCGTACACATCATCTTCAACGAGCGGATTGTCGTTGTAGTAGGCTTCGCGGCATTCCTTCAGACGTGCTTCCAGCTCAGAGATTTTCTCCAGAGTCATCGTAGGCTCCCTGCAATAGGCTTTTTTGTGCGTAGTCGGCTTCTTTGAGATCCACCACTGTCAGGCGAATCTCTTTA